CTTATCCTGCGGATTATAATGGTTATACATACAATGATAACGGTTACAGAGACGTACTTGCCGTTATTCTTAGTAATGAGATGCCTATAGGCGGTACTCAATTAGTAGATTTACCCTATGATCCAGGCTTGGTGGGTGTTTATAAGGACGAGAATGAACTTACCCAGGCGTCTGGAGTACTTGTTGTTCCTGAGCATCCCTTTAGTATGTTCTATAATAATAATGACAATAATTTTCATGACGCTCACGAGTTAAAAGACACTGCTGACTCCACAGGGCAGGCTTATCACCCTGAAAGTAAAAAGTATGATGATGCTTTGGGAAGTCCTGACGAGAAACAGGCAGAGAGAGCTACAGATAAGAAGCAGAAATATGCAGACATATTGTCAGGCGGAGAAGACCTTAACAACTACGCTGAAATAAAGTTCTATCAGGCTAGATATGGGGACAGAAGAGGGTCTATCACTATGTCTTTTAATACAAAATGGGCTCCAGGAGCTAGTGGTACTCTATATGTACGTGAGACTGGATTTAGCTTAGATTTCTGGGTAGAGAGTGTTACACATAGAGTTGATATGACTCCTCCTGCAGGAGGATCAGCTATCACTATTATTAATTTTTGCTGTGGTAGAATGGGCACTACTCCTGTAGGTGTAGAAGAAGATAAATTTACTGGTTATAATAAAGGCAAAGAAACAGAGTTTATAAATAACTTTATCTCAGATATAGGCGCTAATTAAAATGAAAGAAGAAGAAATTAAAAAACTATTAACAGACCACAAGAACCTTATAGATTCTGAGGCTAAAAAGTACTCTACCAATATCCCCTTTATCACGGCGCAGATAGAGGCGCATAGACTAGCCAGACAAGCCGCAGAGTCATATACGCCGTCTATAGGTAAATTTAGCACCCACCTAGTCAACAGCTTAAAAAAACTATCAAGAATATCTACCCAATACGGTAGTTCTGTAAGGCTTCCGGAAAATACCCAATTCGGTATTAATAAACTTAATAACTTGGAAAAACAGCTAGAGAGTGAATTTGGAAGACCTCCTACAACCGAAGAACTCGCAGATTATTCAGGTATGAATATAAAGGCTGTGAATAATATACTAAAAAGCAAGAAAAGTATGGTGTCATTCACAAACATGATGAATACCCCGACTATAATAGACAGCTCTAATGATGAATGGGCAACATTTGTGTATCACGACCTTGTACCTAATGATAAGATCATATTTGAGCATATGACAGGATTTGGAGGGAAAAAAGTATTAGAAGCAGAGCAAATAGCTAAAAAGCTTAAAATTCCTCATACTCAGGTAAATCATAGAATTAAAATCATAAGTGATATGCTAAACAAGGGATGGAAATAATATGCAAGCCACAACACTAAAAGAACTGTTAAACACAATAAAGTCCTGGTATGAAACTGACATACCTCAGTCTAGAACTATAGGTCTAGATGCAAACGGCAGAAATTGGTTTTTAGACTCTATAGGTTGGGATAAAACATTAAAACTCAAAGATTTACGAAAAGCAACAGATAGGAAAGAATTGAATTCTGATTATGTAACTAAGTTTAAAGAAACTGACCCTAAAGCTAAAAAGGGGGTGTCTGCTATTAAACTAGAGATAAGTCAGCTTCACTCTTTTAATAAATGCTTTGTTCAAAGGTATAAAAGTAGGTTACAGTATTACAAAGACGATTTATCTCAAAAGAGCAGTAGAACCCTATATAACGTAGGACAATCTATGGCTATTTTTACAGAATTCAAACAGAACCTAGAATCATAACAACATGGCAGTTTCCGGCACAACAACAGACTATACAGGTAGAACTGTGGATGTAAGTATCCTGCAGTATCCTAATGCTTTGGTTGCTGGAACACAAAAAGAAACTCCGGCATTCGGTAATCCGTCTATGTTGTGCGCAGGAGTGCAAAAGCTGGTACAGAGATATACCATAATGATGCTTACTAATATAGGATCTCAGCCAGAGTATCCTGAATTCGCTGCTTCTTTTCTATGGACTCTTCAAGCAGGTGTATCTCCCGTTGACAACATAAGAGTGAGGCAGATTTTTGCCTTGGCTGACTACGCTGTGGTTAATATTATTAAAAACTATCAAACAAATAATCCAAACCTCCCTCTAGATGAACAATTAGCAAGTACTTCTCTTGTTAATCTGTCACTGTCTACAGGCACTGTTGAATTTGATGTACAGATAACAACATTGGCTGGAACTAGTGTGAACTTTCTGGTACCCTTACCTAAATAATTATGAGTGAATTAGTTCAAGATACAGCAGACAGATTAACAGCGTTTATCTCGCAAAACTACAGTAATGCAGATACCGCCCCAGGATCTGTTATTAGTGAGTTGGTTGTAAAGCTGGCTGCTTCATTACAAAATCAGCAATACAACAAGATCACCACACTATCTCAAGGAGAAGCCATTAGTCAGGCATTAAATAGTTCTACAGATACATATAATAGTCAGATAGACTTAATTGCCTCTAATTATAATACTGTAAGAAACCAGGGAACGCACTCCACAGGAAGTGTTCAGGTATATGTTTCTACTCAGAACAGTTATTCTATTTCTGCTTCTTTTCAATTTATACAACCAGTATTAGGGCTTACATACCAAGTTACAGGAGCTTTTAGGGTTTCTCCTAATCCTAATCCTGTTTTAAAAGAACTTCAGTTATTTTCAGAGGGCAATCAATATTACTTTATTCTTCCTGTTATAGCTACAGGCGTAGGCTATTCTTACCAGTTATCTTCTGGTACATCTTTAGCTGTACATGCCCCTAGCTCTATAAGTGGATTTATATCCGCCAAGGCCTATGGTAATTTCACATCAGCCTTACCACTAGAAACAGATAAACAACTTATTGCTAAGTTTAAAAAAACATTAGGTAGTACAAGGTTTGAATCTCCAGCTGGTATAGCCAATAGACTATCGGCTAGTTATCCTACGTTTCAGTCACTATCAGTATGCGGAGCCAACGACATAGAGATGACTAGATCAAAGCAAAATGCTTTAGGTATATCTACGTTTGGAATGGCGGATGTGTATATCAGAAATTCTGTAGGGCCTGAAACATACACATCTGTAGTCACAGGCACAAAAACAGCTTCTGGTGTTTGGCAGTTAAACTTGGATAGTACAAATTATTGTGCAGGGTTTTATAATATCTCTTCTATTATACCTAATACCACAGTATTAACAGGAGGTACATTACCTATCACAAATGTATCTTACGGTTATAGAACGTTCATGGGGCAAATAAACAATGTGATAACCGGAGCTAATGATGCTAGGTTTTCTAATTACCAAACAGCTGTGGTCACTTTCACATATAACGAAGTGCCTGTTGTGGACGTAGGTTCAACGGCTCAGTTCATTGTAACTGCAAATTACCAGCCTAGTATCGGAGATATCCAAAATCTAATGCTCTCTAGTGACGAGAGGTTAGCTTGTGCAGACTATTTGGTTAAAGCAGCTCTTCCATGCTTTGTATCTTTGAATATCCCGCTGGTTGCTAATAATCCGAATGATACTTTCGCGTCCTTAAGCCTTAATAACCTCAAGCAGGACATTTTTAATTACATAAACACTATACCGTTTGGAGAAAATGTGTATGCCTCTAAAATTATCACATTGTGTCATAACTACAATATCTCTAGAGTTGAACTACCTATAACTCTTACAGGAGATATTCTATGTAATGATGGGTCTACTCTTACTATCACAGACAACGACAAACTACAGATCCCTACAAACAGCGCATTAGGTGTATCTCCCAAAACTACACAATTTTTTGTAAACTACTATAATACCAATTCAAGCACTGGAAATGTGATTGATAACATAGGTATTCAATTACTCTAATGGACTTTGGATTTTTATCTAGTCAATACCCAGCTAATGACTACACCAATAGCAACAATGTGCTGGTGTCGTTGGGTTCTTTTTGGACACAGGTATTTCAAGAGCAAGGAACGCTAAGAGGATATACTTTGGGTATGGCTGAAGAGCTTATCCAAAGCTATATAACTCTTGTAGAAACACTAAATAGTTATTCAATAAAGGACATACCGGTTTTTGCTACCACAAAATGGCAGCCGATTATAATCAAAAAATCTCAGTTCAGCCAGGTACCCTTTAAGTTCCAAACCAATTCCGCAGTGTTTGGCGCTCAACCTGGGAGTGATAGATTTTACGCTGGTAAAGTTTTTCAATTCGGAAAACCAGAAAGCCCTACCGCTAATGTTTATAGTGCAACCCCATCAGTACCCTTAAGGAAATTTTCAGTGATTGCAGATAGAATAATTTCTCCATCATTCATAGCAGTGAATGGTGTGCATGTAACCACAGACCAAGCCTATAACCTATATTTTAACTCAGATATTTTCAATAACAGCAATATTCCCAGAGCGTCTATCATATCTGATAACGGCTCTCCTTCAACATACACAAACGCAGAAGGAGATGTGGTTAATGACGAGTTAATGATTTTATGGTGTTATAATGCAGAGAATGACGCAGAATATATCTATGATAACTTTGGTAGGTTATTCGAGTTCAAACTACCCTCTAGCGAAGTGTATAAAGGGATGCTTGAGGCGATATTTAACCTTTTTGTTTCAGGTGCTACAGTTAATGCAATAAAATCAATTATGGCGGCATTCAACGGTATAACCCCGGTTAAAAACACTGTTGAAACCATACAAGAGATATACAGAGACAACTTGTTTCAATACGTTGTTACAGATAAAGAAGTATATAGATTCCAGACCTATCAGCAACTCGTATCTATAAACGCAGGAGACCAGGTATACGGAGGAGATATTCTTATAAACGCTGTTGAATACTATGACGCAGTTGTATCTAACGATTGGTGGAAATCAGCTATATCAACTCCAAAACTAGGGTTGTCTTCTCAAATATTTTTAGGAAATTACAAACACCAGCTGTTTTTTTCAACAACCGCCGAGTTAGTTACCCTGTCCCTGGATGGTAATATAAATTTTCCTGTTTTGGGTGAGCCTGCGGACGTAGAGGAATTCAATAGACAATTGAACCATCCTGAGAACAAACAAGCAGCTATTGTTGCATTGGGATTAAAGAATCCAGGAAGTGCGGTGGTTATAAATCCAGTAGATTTTCTGTTTAACAACTTTTTCAAAAACAATACCGCATTACTTAAGTTTAATTTCTACAGCGAAGAGGAATTGGCTACTTTCTTTAGCTATTTTCCTATGATGAAGCAATACCTGCCTTCTCATGTATATGTGCTCCTTTATGTTAATCTCAACATCCCTTCTGAAGAATACGCTAGAATGAATAGCAGGTATAGCTTACCAAATTTCCCAAATACTCCGCTTAGTATAGATGGATCCTCTTCTAACGGGCTAAGAATTCAAGCTTATCCAACAGACCCAGACTATTATAAAAACTATAGAGATAGGTTATTTTGTATTAGCGAATCTCCAAAAGCTTCCGACAATAACCCGCTTTTTTATACAGAAAATTTAGATCAGCTCACGATAGGGGAGCCTAATATTGGTCAATTTTTTAATATAAATGTTGGTAAAATTTTTACAGACATTCCTATCAGCAACCCTCCCCCAACAAACAGAGATGTTCCTACAATACTGTTTATTGATTTTAATTCTTCTCCAGGTGAAATAATATCTGTAACTCCTTTATAAAATTTCTAGCCTAGATACTGCATTATTGACTTTCCCTGCCGCAAAATATCCAATAGAGTTTATTAATAGACTTTTGCTAACCTTAACGTATAATTATAGAGAAATATGGGCTCATTAGAAAAAAACAATTTAAACAAGTCAATTTCAGGCTTTATCAAGGTTTGGAAGTCTTGCCCTGTCTCAGGAAAATCAGAATTAATAATAGAGCAGCCTAATCTTGTTCTCTACGGAGGAGCTTCATTAATGGCTTATTCACTAGCAAGCAAGCCTAATTCAGGAATATGGGGCATGTACATAGGGTACAACAACAATCAGACCTTTGTTCCTCCTACTATTGATGTATCATACTCTCAACCCTTTTCAAGTTTTAGCGCTGATCGAGGTTTTGGTTATTTGAGAGAACCTCTTACGTTTACTCCTAATTATCTCTCTGACGCAGGATATAAAGATAATACTGTATTATTCAGTACGATGATCACTTCTTCAACTGCTGCTGGCGGTGCTCCCTTCCTAGACGGCATTAGCAATATCTATGAAGTAGCTCTTGTGGGGGCTCCTGACCCCCCCAATAGCAACAAGGATATTGTATTTTCAAGAACAGGATTTAATACTGTTCGATATGATAATACTTTCAATTTCACTATCACTTGGGGAATTAAATTCCTCGTAGATTAATCATTATGTCTGTAACTCCCTGGGTACCAACCGTAAAACTAATTCAAGACGGTCAAGCTGTAGAGCAGGCTGTAGTGAATGTTCCTTTAGAGCAGCTGATCCAGCGTGACCAGCACCTATACGACGAGTTTGCTGAACTACAGGGTAAATCTGTATTAATCAGCTTTGGTACCCCTATTTATCCTGGAGATTTAGTAGGTGATAACCCTATTCAACCAGGAGAACTAAGTGTTGTATATTATAGAAAAGATAATTCTGGTGAGGGTATGTCTAGAGCACAAACAGGATTTTCTTCTTCTAACACGTCCAGTATGTTTGCTCCTAATGATTCAAACTACGTTTTTGGTATTATTAAATCAGTTAATCCAGATAATTCTGTAGATTGTTTTATTTCTGGTATTTGTGAGCTATCTGTACCTATTGATGATCCAATAAATGGGTTATTGGAGGTATCCAGAGATACTAATGGTAATCCTGTGAGTGAGGCCTTTAGGGTAGGGCCATATTATCTTTCCCGTAAACTTCCAGGCAAATTAACAGCTAATCCCGACGGTATCCCTGTTTATGTGGGTTATGCTATATCTTCTACGGTATTCTTGCTTCAGCCTTCGGTAGATGAGTTTTCTCAGTTCTTTATTAATTACAGATATAATATTTTAGACCGACCTGTTTATCCTCCTGTATTGAGTCAAGACGGTAGAACTTGGAGCATCCCTACACCTGTCGGGCATTTGCATAACCCTGATAGGTTAGGGTGGATTGCTGCTACCCCAGAAAATCTTCCAGGTTATACAATCCCAGTTAGTCCAGCAGGTGTTACAGCTAAGTTTTTTTATTATATACCTAGAAGTTTAAACACTGTTAGCCCTGACAGAAATGTTTTAACCAGTGACGAAATAATAGAAGCCACTGAATTAGGTAGCCTTCTGCCTCCTGTACCTTCCAATTTCGTAGAGATTATGTCGAACGGCGTTGTGCAGAGATATGCTGACGTGTACGCTCCAGATGGCATCTATTCTATAGATGATTATGGTATCTGGTGGTATGCAGACCAAGCAGGATTACAACCTTGGGCAGACGACATTCTTTCTCAAGGTCCTTGGGATCCTACACAATGGGAAAGCTACAAGGGCAGTAATTTCCGTAGATCAAGACTGTTTATTTCTTTTGCTAAGTTCAATCCCGCTCTTCGTACTCAGTTGGTAAGCTCATTAAGGCCTTTTGGAGCTAGTAGCAATTTTGTTTCTTTTTATCTAAAAGACAATCCTGATGTGTCTTCTCCTACAGGAGATTTACTTGTAAAGATAACCCCACAATTTATACCTGCCGGAGAAACACCGGCTTTAACTGTAGGAGCATCAATACCTACTGGTATTCCTGGCACAGTATCAAACAATCAGTATACCACAAATGATAATTATACAGCAGGAAGTGCTGTAGCCGATCTTAAGTACGATGAGAACTTAGGAAAGTTTGTTAAGGTTGTTACTCCTGTGGTAGCAAAGCTAACAGGTGGTGGAGGTATTAGTATTACTCCTGTGGATGGGCACCCTGGCAGCTATAACATCTCATATCTGACTAATGGTGTTTATGGCTTGGTTGACTCTATAGAACCTTTAAACGCCAGACTTGAATTTAGAGGTTTAAATTCATACATCAGACTGCCATATAGCAACCCTGTTACTATACCTTATGGTTTAATAGGTAAGGTTGTATTAACAAAGAATGCTATAAACAATGTACCATTAAACTTAGTGTTTCAGGTGTTTGGAAACCAAGCATATACTTCTGGCAACACAAATACTAAGTTAACTTTTAGGTTCGAGTATTCAGCTACCTCAGCCCAGAATGGTGCGGCACCAGGATCTCAAAAGGCAATAAACAACCTTGTAAGCCTTGCATCCGCCGGTTCTCAAACAATCACATTGAACATGCCCACATCTGGAGGTTACACAGCGTACACCCCAATCAACCTTGAGGGGGTTTTAACAGTGCCCGCAGAATATGTGGCAGAAGATACAGTGATTAACTTTAAAGTAGTAAGAAATCTCTCCGGTGCTGGGAATGATTATACAGGTGATATAGGTATTCTTGGCATTTATTGGGGTGTAACCAACACATAATAATGCCCTGGGTAGACTCATTAGATTATTTAGATTTAAACTCTTTACGTAGATATCCTGTTAGAGAGGGTACTTCTGTAACGAGCACAGATGGGCTATTTGTTTTACCAGATACCCTGATAGTAGATTTTTCATTGGCTGCCTCTAACGACGTTACTAAAAGGTACTATATATCCAAGTTTTTTAATAAGCTGTTTTCTTGTACGATAGAAATATCTGAATACGGATCTGCTAAAGTTGTGGGTAGTTTTGATATAGACTTCAACTCTCATAAATTAAATGACACCTACTACCTTGTTGGTGTGGGTGAATATGCCGTGGCTAACGGCAAGATTACCATAGGAAGAACAAACGATCTTCAATTGCAGCCTGCAGGTAATTTTATATTTAATCAAGACGACACAGAATTAGAACCTAGAACTATAATTCCTGGGTTAGCCGGAGTGTCTAGTATTACCTACACGGATTCTATAGGAAGCACAAGAACTCTAACTGGAGCTGTTACGATGCAGGCCAGAACAAACATGACATTCACTTATGACACACCTAGTAATTCTGTAATAATGGATGTAGGTGATAACCTAGGGTTAAACAAGATTTGCGCTACTACAAATTGTGTTAAAAAGATCAATGGTGTTTCTCCAGAACCCTCAACAGGAAATATTAGTCTTATTGGTCTAGACTGCTTGAATATTTCTAGTAGCGCGGCATACACATTAAAGTTTGCAGATAGTTGCTGTACACCATGTTCAGGATGTTCAGACCTATCAACATTAACCACCAGGTTAACAAGCCTTGAAAATAACTTCATCGACTTGAAAAATTATTACACCACCCTAAATGGGCAGTTGATCAATTATTTAACTACTGTTAATTCTAATTGTTCCTGCCAATAATTAGATTAACGGTATGTCATCTACAGAATATCTAAGTGGAAACGGATTAATAGCTTACCCCTTTAAGGATGGTAGGGCTATCAATCCTTCTTTACACATAGCTAATGACATATTCCTAGATGCTCTTTTTGTTATACCTGAGGGGTCTGCGATAACAAGACCCTTTATAAGTAAGTTAACAGTAATTCAGAACACCATAGGTTTAGAGATTAGCGATGTTCTACAGGGTATTATGGGCACAGTGTCCATACCCTTTACTGATGCTGTTAACCATTTAGGAAATACAGAAAGCAGCTTTTTTCATTATGTAGGAAATGGTTGGGTGGTAAAATTTATTTTTGGTCCAGGTATAGAGAACATTAAAGTTTTAGGTATTAATGTTAATTTTACGCCCGAGCAGACAGAATTTTCTCAGGCTGCAGTTATAAACAATGTTCCTGTTGTTAACGCTTTAAACTTTGAGTCATATATTGATGGAAGTTATATTCCATCATCTGTACACATATACTCGTCAGGTGAAGATGCGCTAATGTCCAGGGGCACGAATACGGATTTTAATTTCTTGCTTCCTGAGACTATGTATCTGGATGTTAAAAGAGGCAACGGCACAGGATTACATAACCCTTGTGATGATGGTGTTATTACAGATATTTATACAATAAATAATATTAATCCGGATAGTGCAGGAAACATGTTTATTCTTCCTGATGACTGCTATTCTCTCAAGCTATTAACGTATAACGAAACCCAACTATACAGCTATATCCCTGCCGTAGAAGCAAACTATGGAGATTTTACAACACCTATACCTACATCTAACGGAGTGGCTGCCCATACAGGACATTTTAATGCCATAGCCGGAAGTATGGGTGGACACGGTTTGGTAATACAAAATAACTGCCAACCCAGATGCCCTCCACAAAACTTAAACGCATTTGCTGAATATCTTAATAGAATCACAGATGCTGCTGCTGAGTTATATAAGGTGGTTAATAATGACTACGAAACTTATGGCACAGGAAGCATTTCTGGATCTACTTTTACAGTTACACCCGGTGCTTTTTGTGGAGGTGGATTACCTGCAAATTGGGTAGACGGTATTTGCAATAATAGATTCATAAAATACTTCCACGAGGGGAGAACCATAGCAATACAGTATTCAAGCAATACAACACACACCTATACTATATTAGAAGTAATTAACGATAATACTGTATTATTGGCTTCTGTTCCCCCAGCAACCACTAACCACTATCTTCCTTTTAAGGTTTCTGACTTTGGCGTTAAGAATAAGCTGAATGAAATAATCATAGCTAATAATGAAAAGCTAACTACCAAGAACATTCCGTCAATAAACATAAACTACAGCACTGTAGAGGCGTATAATGCTTCTCAGCAGTACGGAACGTTCATCACAGCAGTCATCATTATATACAACCCAGCTATTGATCCGCTGCATTTCACAATTAATTGGTTAACTGGTGGTCAAGCAACAACAATCCCCAGTTCTATTAAAGTTAAAACTAGTGCAGGAAGTATTAACTACGGAGGCAACCAAGGAGTTATTAACTGTAAGGATTATTCCACCTTTGAGGCTATATTTTTCATTCCTTGCTCTCAGGATGCAGCAAACCCTAACGAAGGAACAGTAACATTCCACGTTGTAGACTCAACATCAGGGTTAGACATAGAAAATTCACCAAAAGTAATTTCAGCGGCTTCTGCCAGTTGTGTTTCCGCCACCACAGGTGTTACATATGTTACAGCCACAGAGGGAACACCTTTCAGTTACACCATAACAGACTCAAAGGCTGTTTCTTATTATTTTTCCGGGGATATTCCTAGCTGGCTATCCACAGATCCTAGCCCTACACCAGCAAATGGCAACTTACACGGTATTCCCCAAGGAGATACAAGTCATTCATACACAATAACAGTATCTGTTTCTGAGGATGGCGGAGGAGCCGCCACTCAAATCATCACCATAGATTATATAGCAAAACCCAAAATATTAAATCCTGCGGATAACTTCTTGTTTCAGATTTATCCTCCTGACACCACAAATAGGACATATACTCTGGGTGCTCCGCTGCTCCCTATAACTGCCACCAATTCACCAACCAGCTATTCTTTCACTGGAATACCTCCAGGAATGCAAGAAAGCGGTAATGGTTTAGTAGGTCAAATCACCTTAGGAAGTTCTCCATCTTATCCTATATCTTACGACCTAACTGCCACCGCTTCAAATGAAGCAGGAAGCAGTGACCCTATAAGTATAACTTTAGAGCTTATTAATACACCGATAACCACAGGCAATGCGTATCAGAATACACCATTCTGCTATAGTATCATTACTGGTCCTGAGGTGTTGTCTCAGTCATTAGCAACAACGCTACCATCTTGGTTATCTTTTGATCCTACCATCAATCCTTCGGGAGGAACAAATCTTGTTTGTAACTTCTATGGCAACAATACATCTTATACTCCGACAGTATACACAATAGTTATTAGACAAAATTTAAAAGGAGGAACATACAGGCTTTTACAATTTTTAATTCCGTATGTATCAATTTCTAGTATCACATATCCTCAGAGCGGAGCAAATATCGCTGTATATCCTCCTGACTTTGGAAACACCTCAGGCAGCAATACTCTTTTTACCGCCAATCATCCGCTACTAAAAGTATTAGCCACTAATAACCCAACGTCATTCACCGCTATAGGACTTCCCAGGGGATTAACCATAGATAATTCTGGGAATATCGTGGGTAGAATTAATGATACTCCTGGAGTATTCAGTATCACAGTAACTGCAACAAACAGTATAGGTACATCTGATGCCGTAAGCTTTAATATGGGGCTATACACACAAGTGCCTGTTATTTCTGCATATGAAGGAGTAGGCCTTTGCTATAAGTTCTCTGCTCTGGCTAATGCCACTTCTTTCTACATAACCGGGAATGTACCCACCTGGTTAAATGTGGCTTCTACCGTTAGTAGCTCTTGCCATATAAGTGCAAACAGATTAACAGCTCCAACATCTCAAGACTATAATATCAATGTTGTTGCAGTAATCAATGGAGCTAATCTGTCTCAAAATTACATATTAAGGTACATAGGCTTACCTGTGATTAGTTACCCCACAGCAAATCAGGTTATTAATATAAACTCTCAGAACTACGGAAGTATTGTTTATACAAGTGATTCTCCATTATTAAAGGTACTAGTATCAAACTCACCCACCTCATACATAGCCACAGGACTACCGCAAGGATTAACAATAGATTCTTCGGGTAATATAGTAGGCACAATAGCGGGAGCCCCAGGAAGCTATCAAGTGACTATTACTGCGGTTAATGACGCAGGCTCTGCTGTAGCGAAAATATCTATAGTTATTTCTAGTGTTACGATAGTCACTAACGCATTCAAAAATCAACCTTATTGCTATAAATTTAATTCTTTTGGAGCTGCTACTAATTACACCTATACAGGAACAGTTCCCAGCTGGTTAACTTTTGATTGGTCTCCAGGAGCTGCTTGTAATTTAAACGGAACTCCAACAGACACTGTTTCTGCAAAGTATACTTTTACAATAACTGGTCAAACAGCAAATGGATCAGTTTCAACAAATTTTGAAATAGATTATTTGGTTATACCCACAATCACATATCCTGTGGCAGGTACTGTGTATAAGATTACTCCGCCAGATTTCAATGCCAGAATATTTACAACAGCCAATCCTCTATTCGAGGTTACTGCGGACAATAACCCTACCTCCTACACCGCCACAGGCTTTAGCAATAACACACTTCAAATAGATACTTCCTCAGGAGCAATCATAGGTGTTTCTGGTAGCGCCACCACTACAAACAATATACCCATAACACTAACAGCTAAGAATGCTGCAGGCACATCTGCCCCTGTGGTTGTATACCTGGCTATTTCTTCTTCTCCTACAACAATTAATATAAATGCGAATAGCGGCCCTGTTTGTTATTTATTTGATACAACCGATAACCCAACAGGATTAACTATAACAGGTCTACCTAGCTGGTTGAGTCTAAATTATCCTGCAGTTAATAACTGTAATCTGGCGGGCACAATACCTGCAGGTACCACAACAACATTATCATATAATTTAGCTTTAACCAGAGCTTATGGTGTGGGCTCATTACATCAGACAGTAATCCTCAACACCGTTCATCGTCCTGTTATTACTTCTCCGTATAGCGGTAATGATAGTACGCAGCAGAATATGTACACTGTATATCCTCCTGATTTTAATCATAGGGTATACTCTGCCAGCTCTCCGCTACTAACCTTAAGCGCTACTAATTCTCCTACTACATACAATGCTACCGGACTACCCTCAGGATTGACTATAGATAGTCAGGGAAGGGTTGTAGGAGGCTCAGTGACCTCTGCAGGCGACTATATTGTTAGTTTTACAGCTACCAACGCAGCAGGCACATCTGACCCAGCCGTATGTATAATAGAAGCAAAAAGCACATCTCAGGTTGTTGAAATAGACCAAGGTAAAGTTTTCTGTAACGCGATAACCACAAAAGATGGTGCCACTAGGTATACATTAACTGGGTCTCTTCCTTCAGGTATTACATTTAACGGTAACCCAGGAATTTCATGCAATTTCTCAGGAATAGCTTCAAGCAGCAATGCGGCCGGTACTTACCCTATAGATATAACCAGTACATATCCTGGTGGATCTTCTACCGCAGAGATAGATTTTAACTTGGTAGCTCCTCCTACCATAACTACAACCACATCATCATTTAGATTTTTACCTAGCCAATATACCACTGGTTCTCCATACACAGATACTAATCCTTTGGTTCATTTAGCATACACCAATAACCCTACGTCTTTCTCTGCAACAGGATTACCTCAAGGATTAGAGATCACCTGTTTGGGAAATATCGTGGGCACATTAACCGCAGCATCCGCAGGAAAGTACAACGTTACTGTGCAGGCTATAAATAACGCAGGGGCATCCCCAGCGTATAAGTTTGTATTAGACTTATCAAAAATAACACCAACCATACGTTGGACAACTCCAGCAGCCATACCCTATGGCACAGCGCTTTCTAGTACCCAGTTAAATGCTACAGCTGTGGATGGCACAGGAGCCACCATACAGGGAACATTTGCATATAGTCCTAGCACAGGAACAGTACTAAATGCTGGATATAATAATACTTTAACTGTGGTGTTTACACCGAATAATACCTTAGATATAGCCACAGCCACAGCAGGAGTTACCTTGGCAGTGAATAAATTTACGCCTGTTATAACGTGGAATTCTCCAACAGCCATAGATTACGGTACTGCTTTATCATCAACACAGTTAAATGCAACCGCTACAGATCTTAATGGTAATCCAGTACCAGGAACTTTCTCATATTCTCCACAAAGTGGTACGGTATTAGGAGGAGGAACGCAAACGCTGTCTGTTAATTTTTATCCAACAGACAACCTAAACTTTAATAACGCCACAGGAACTACTTCACTGGTTGTTAATCCTGCACATGTATTTATATCATGGCAAAACCCAGCAGATATTGTGTACGGTGCAAAGCTAAGCTCTACTCAGTTAAATGCTCAGGCATATATAAATAGCGGTAGTACAGTGGCAAATGTTTCAGGAACGTATGTATATAATCCTCCTTTAAATACTGTGTTAACAGGAGGAAATCAAACTTTGAGTGTAACATTCACTCCTATATCTTCACCAAACTATATACAAACACCAGTTACTGCCACTGTGTCTATAAACGTAACAAAGGCTACTCCTATTATAACTTGGCTTTCTCCTGCAGCTATTGATTACGGAACCTTATTATCTTCAACTCAGCTAAATGCCGCAGCAAAAGATCAGTACAACAACGTCATCGACGGTACATTTGTATATAGTCCGGCTGCGGGTACTAAGTTTAACGCAGGAGCGCAGACCTTGAGTGTGACATTTACACCCACACTGACCGCAGATTATAACAGCGCCACAGCCACCACCCAATTAACAATCAATAAAGCCACACCCCAAATAAACTGGAGCAATCCTACCCCTATTAATTACGGTACTGCATTGTCATCAACACAATTAAATGCAACAGTTTCACCTGACGCAGGCGGAACTACAATTAATGGAACATTAACATATACTCCTGCCTTGGGAGTGGTTTTAAACGGAGGAGCACAGCAGTTATCAGCCACCTTCGTCCCTAATGATACTGCAAATTACATCACATCAAGAGTGAATGTTTCTATCCAGGTTAATGTTGTGACTCCAACAATTAATTGGACACCTATGGCGAATATAGACTATGGGACAGCACTCAGCAACACAGAGTTAAGCGCCGTGGCTGTTCCTAATCCAACAATTCCTAATTTAGCTCAGGCTCCAGGAGTAATAACCTACAGCATACCTTCCGGAGCTATAACCCTTGGATCGGTTCTCGATGCCGGAAGTTATACTGTCACAGCTACATACACTCCTAGTAATCCTGCTAATTTCTCAAGCACTACTGAAACTAACACATTGATGATAAATAAAGTAACTCCTGTGTTAACCTGGAAACTCCCTCCTACCAATATACCTTACCTAACCCAACTACGGACTACAGATCTCAATACCTCCGCAAGAACAAGCAAAGGTTCTGTCATACAGGGGACTTTCAGCTATAGCGCAAACTCTACTACTTTAACATTAGCCGATCCAGGATCTCCTGCTTCTGGAAGTAATCCTGCAGTTCCTCCCTCTTTAGGTACGGTATTGCCAGCAGGCAGCTACTCTGTAAGTGCAGCATTTACTCCACAGAACACAAACAACTATAATACTCCAACACCATTGACCTCCTCTATGGTAGTGAACAAATGTGAGGTTTATATAAATTGGGACAGTAATGCGAAGGCAAATTATTACCAAACCGGAGTAACATATAGTTGTCTATACCAAGGACCTCCAGCTAATGAATTTAGTCCTTATGTGATTGGAACAGATATAGTCGGAGGAGTATTGTCCAACCAGGCGCATTTGACTGTGGCAGGTACAGTAATACCAGATCCTTTGACTCCTGTGAAGATATCGGTAACACCACTAGACTCTTTAGGGAATCCTCAGAATGTGTATGGAGGAGCTAGCTTCTCTCCTACAGATACCGCGAATTACTCAACAATACAGTACGGTAGTGACAGTAAACGCTTAGGTATAACTAAATTTAGTAATATAATTACTTGGGCAACCCCTGCTCCTGTGTCTTCCGGTACCACATTAAGCGCTGCGCAGCTTAATGCCACATTCCACGACTGTGGAGGAACAGACATACAAAGCCTAGGAACCGTAGTATATAATCCACCAGCAGGCACAAGATTAACCAATACCACAGCCGTGTATGTGACATTTACTCCTACTCCAGGTACTGCTGCAGATAGAGGTTTCTCTATAGTCACAAAGACTGTTGACGTTAAGGTACAATAGTTGAATAATGTATAAGTTATGGCAATCAACACATTAAGCTTTTTAAACAAGAATCAGTTCAGAAGTTACCCTCTGAAGGCAGGTTCTGTGCTCACAGCCATAGATGGTAAGAGTATAACAAACGATCTATTTGTAGGCTTAAGTATATCAACCACAATAGACAGACGTAATTTATTCGTTAGACAGATTAGCGCTAATAATGGAAATATCGTTGTTACTATCGCCGGAGAGTTAGAAAACGGCTACTTTGAGAGCTTAGGATCTTTTTCAGGTAAAATAACCGAAGATTTTACCTCTCTCACCCTCACAAGCTATCTTCCTTTTACAAGCGGGAGCCTGGTTATAGGTTCTAGCGATGCAATTTCAAAGCTTTCAGGAGTATATACTTTTCACAAAGAAACACTTCAACTAGAAGAATCCACAGTGTTTTATTATACACCTCCTCCTGTTAGAAGTGTGATGAACAATGGAAATTACCTTAGAGGAAATGTTCGATTTGGTGTATTAAACAACCTCGTTAAATCCAGAGACGGAAACAACATTCTTTTTGGGGTTATAGACTCTCAATCTGTTGCCAGCTTGGCAGACTTGCATTCCGCGTTTAATAACTGTAGAACCCCAGTGATCAGGTATATAGATGGAGCAGTTCCATTTTATGATAATTCAGGAATATACCCAGATCTGCAAGGTAATCTCTTTATGGTGGGGGTGGCTCCTATTGTTTTTTATGGAGAACAAGGAGAAAATACCGTAGATGCTAATAACTTACCGGTATACAACGGAGGTATTTCTGTGGGTACAGTTGCCCTATCTGGTAGTAAATTAACCTTGGAGACATTGTGTACTACCCGTAATTCAGTTCTTCCTCCGGTAAATCCAAACTATATAAATAATTATCCTAATAATGTTACAACAACACCCACATTAATAGGAAAACAAAGCTATTATACAAAGTCTAGATCTGTTCCTTCTAGTTTTATATCTGCAACAGAGCCAGAATTTACATGGTGGCCTCAGTTCTTATCTAATATAACGCCTCCTGCAGCTATAAGTGCGGTAGGAGGAAATGTCTCGAATATAGGAATCATACCATCCATAAACTCAGCTAAGAAAGTGATAGCAGTATCTTTGGTGAACAGCGGTACAGCGTTGTTGAACTTAACAATAAGACAAAATGACAATAGCTTAGCAGACTACACAGGCGTAGTGGTGCATCCTAATCAATCTATAACTGTGTTGGCTACTAACCCTGTAACTGTTGCATCAGGAGACGCTTTTACTGTACGATTCAACAGTGTATCAGGAGGGTCTTCTTTACTCCTTCCATACGTACTCTATAGATAATTTATGGCTGATTATAATGTATTAGGCTGGCAGAATGAGAACGGATTAACTAATTATCCGTTTGTAGATCCTTTTGATATACAGGATCTTTTTGTAGATGCCTCTTTTATTCAGTTTGATAACTTTATACCTAGATTATCGTCTGTGTTGGTAGGATCAGATTATATATCAATAACCATAACTTTTGATTCTGGTGATAGTATGGGTACTATCACCCACACAGATTATATAAACGGTAACAGGGCAATAAGATATTATGATTCTGTTACAAACAGATATTTAGGTTGTTTAACCACAGGCGAGGGAGTGAATACAGCCTGGGCTTCTTTTGTAGGTCAGGATATAAGACGTAATCAACCTTTTATATCCTCCACGGTAAGAAGCATTCCATCCAAAGATGCTGTGTATACTTTAGATAATTCATACGGAGATATAACCTTTAGTTCTTCGCAAGATGTAGCAGATGTATACACAGATATCGGAGGGATTGTTTATCAGACGGTGGCAGGAGGAAATACTGTTTTTTATAATATAAACAACAGTATTCCAGCTATTACTTTTAATGCTGTAGCAAATCACGCTATACCTGCGAATAATAAAATATACCCATTGAAAAAGATTAATTTGGTAAACCCTATAAAAAACAACGTATATCTGGACAGCAACGACGTTGTTAAATTCAACTCTATCAATAACCAGAATCTTAGCATTTACCTGGTAGGGCAAAATGGTGCAGGTTCGTCTATTGTGCCGTCCACACTATCTCACTAATTATGGAAATTGTAGAATGGCTTAATGAAAATGAACTAAGAGCTTATCCTTTGATAGAGGGTAAGACTATTGCTGCTATACCAGATAACACCATACTAGACTTGCAGCTGGTATTAGACGAAAATACTTCTCCTGTAGGAGCAGAGTTAATAGATTTCACTGTTGGGTTTTATCAGGTAACAATTAACTTTACAGGAAATAACAGTTTTAGTTTTTCATATACTAATGGTGAGACAGGCTCTTTGAGCGATATCTCATATCCTCTATATCTAAGAAACGACAAAGGCAGTCTATTGGTTTTAGGGAAAGGGTTGATGGAGGTAGAAACCTATTCTACAATAGTGTGTAACGTTCCTGTAGAGCCCGCCACGGTATATCAGTTTGGTGGTGCATGGTTAGGCGTAACCAGTCTTAATAGCTCTCCTAAGTATTTAAGCATAGCTAATAGCGTAGAACCTGAACTCCCGTTGGTGGTAGACGAGACCACAAATGGAGTAATCGGAGATGTTGAATTAGATCCAGGGTATAACTTTAGAATAAATTTTAATAATAATCTTATTAATATGGCTGCTGGATTTGGGTATGGGTTACAGATGAGCTGTAATACCCATTTTATAGATCCTTCATTGCTAGATTGCCCGGATATAGTTTCATATATCAATGGTGTGCCTCCTGACAGCTCAGGAGTGTTTAGATTCACCGCAGGAAGCAATATATACTTGTTTGACGGCAATTCTGTGGCAGATCCTATCTATGATAAGAATGTAACTCCAGAACTAACCACATACACAGATCTATCAGGTAAAACACATGATGGTCTTAACGCGAACACCCTATTTGTTGGGTTGACATTCCTTGAAACTGATCTATGCTCTCCTGTACAGCTTTTACCCACAAATAATTAATATGAACGTACAACCTCAGAAAAAAAGACTAGTTTTAACGAGTGTTAACCAAATTTTGACTTTGATCAAAGCAAATCCCGCACTTCAAGCTTTGCCTAGGTTTAAAGGGTTAAAGGACAAGGAACTTAGCACAACTCCTGTGAATAGTTGCAATTGCGCTAAACAGATTAGAACTCCTGACGTAAATAAGCAAATTCTTGAATCCACCCTGTCTTCTTTGAACACCCAAGACTTTCAAGCTGTAAAAGGGGCTCTAGGTTTAGACGAACTGTGTTATTATAATAGAAATGCAGAGACTAAGAAATTAGAGATGATTTGCGTGTAATTAGCTGGTATACTGAACCATTATGGAAAAAGAACCTAGACAAGAGCATATAGCTTTTTACGTTAACGATGTTGACGGAAAGTCTGTTCCTTTTCCTTTACTCAGCTCTGATGGAATTATAGAGCCTAGAGAATCTAAAATAACCTGCAGAAAGCATTCTTCTGTTAAACAGTATGTATCTCCTCTGGGTACTCATGGATTTCCTGGAGTTCCTTTTGAGAGTGGAGAACCTAATCCTACTGTGTATTCTCAGGGAGAAGATGCTATTTTTGATGTTTTTCTGTACTATGCGGGCAAGATAGTATCATCAGATCAGTTTAAAATAAGTGTTGTGGTTAAGTCAGACCCTCACGAGGTTAAGCCTATATGGGTAGGCACTCTTAACGATGGTTTATATACTCAAGACCGCCCTGGGTATTATGAGGTTTGGATTCCTAGCTCAGTAACCTCTAATTTATTCGCAGGAAGCTATTACATGGATATAGTGATAACAGAGCCGGTGGGTACAGGAAAAGGACCAAAGGACAGAACAATTTTTCTTCTTAGTTATAATTTTAGCATAGAATATACCGCAGGTAGTCCAAATCCTGAATCTGCTGCTGCCGCAGGCGGTTTAAACGGCAGAGATCTGCTTCCTAACACCTGGCCAAAGCCTTCTGGAACCATAGGTGGGTACATCAGTTAGTTTTTACGATAAACCTACCCCCCTAATAGGTATTTTCATTAATTTGGTATAATAAATTGAGCTGCGAGTTAATTCGCCGTTCTTTTTTTAACCCATACAAATGAAAATAGCAAAATACATAGAAAACCTAGACTGGACATCAGATGCAAGGCTCTACGCGCTCTCAGAGCCACTAGAAGGTCATAAGCATATAGTTGTTAGTGCGGCAGACGCACCCTATACAGGACCAGAGACTTTTATCTTTGGCTGTGATGAAAGAGGTAACGCCGTTGACTTTGGAGAGTTAGAAGGCAGCTTCAGAGGAGCCCTTGACCACGATAAAGCTTTAAAATATGCAGGATACACTCCACATTACGAAAAGTAAACCTATGCACATAGACGAGGTGACCTCTCTTAGAATTAAGGCCATTAATTTAGAGAGTGAGCTCAAAACTGTAAAAGAAGAGCTGACAGCAGCAAAGGATAGAATAGAGTTTTTAGAGAACGACGTTCCTAAATGGAAAACATATAATGACCAAACATTTATAACTGTAGATTCCTTTTTTAACCTGAGAAGGGCTTGGCAGGATAAAATAACTCACCTGGAGAAAATGTTAAATGGAAAATGATAAAACACACGGAGATGAGATAGATCTTCTTATGCTAGGTATAAAGAAAGCTTCTCCTAGAACAGAAGCTGAGTTAGAGCGTTTATGGGGAAGAGGATTACCTGCTGCCTATGTAGGTGTAGAATTTGCCAAGACATTAGAAGAAGAATTGAATAGTGCAAAAAAAGAAATAGAGAGTCTTAGAAAATTCATACCGGACTATATAGTTCCGAGAGTTATCTAACCCCCCACTCTCAGGTTTGTTTATTCGCGGTATAATAAGTTGATAACAGTCGATTTGTTGGGCACTCTTAAAAGAGTTCCTTTCATACCCGTCGATTGTTACACTCATAAATATAACCCAAAAAAAACAACGAACCTTATAACAGGTTACGTTACATTTAGATTTTAGGATTGGGATCTGTGTGTCCGCTAATTAGTCAAAGGTCCACGACTGATATTGTTGGTCCTAGTAAGCCGGGATGCGCATCCGTTGCCTTACTCAGCGCCCGATAGCAAACGGGCACACAGATCCTCTCCTTGAACTCGTCTATGCGAGTATAAATAGCCAACTAGGCATAGAGCGTCCTGGACTAATGTCCGGGGGATTGGGCGCAGCAAGGGCAGACTATCGAGGTCTGCTAAAAGGTAAAGTGGTAATGACCCACAAGATGACAATCTCACTGGTGACTGCAAGAAGCCGTGAACAAACCATCCGCCTCGCTATATGACTTGCAGGTATTATAGCAGGAACGCGCCCGCTATTTTAGAGATGCCGAAAGGAGAAGCATACATCAAGTATTAATATAAATACTTTCGAGCATCTCGCTTTTTAAAATCAGTGAGTAGAGCGTAGGGAGATCCTACGACACGATCTATAATAAGCTGGCAACCCTAGTGCTGGTACGGTTTGTTATATGTTTGGTGATGATCACACTAGATTTTAAAGTTGTAATAGTGCAGGGATACTAGTATTATTTTTTAACCTTTGGGGGCGTACTGGATTCGACATTAAGTTTGGATTCTGTGCCTACATGCCGAGGATTTCAGTTGGCCTCGTTAATCATCTGATACAAAAAACAAAGGACAACTCTAACGAGATCCTTGCTCCTAGCCTCGCTGAGGCAGACGCCATTCTTGCAAAGTTTGGCTATGCTGATTCCGAGCTTCTCGCTGCCTAACCGCAGCGGCTTGAAGCCGCTAGTAGCTAACACGCTCCCTGGACGCCCGATGCCTAGGAGATACAAAAGGGTACCTCAATTATCTTGTGAGGGTATAATTTAGATACGACTCAATTCGCGTTAAGTTGAAGATCCACGGTATCCGCTCAGCGGACTGATACCTGTGTAATAGGCTGAGCTAAGCATGTAAACGGCTGGATGAAAAGCGTAATGGACAGGGGTTCGATTCACATAAAGAGTCGCCTGGATAAGCAATTATCCAGTGAAAAAACCGCTCAAACGGCGAAAGCTTCCAGGTAATGCTGATGCTAACACCGTCTGGTGAATCCGAAAGGAATAAGCTAGCTAGAGACTCATAGGAACCTAAAGTGCGAAAGCACTATGGTTTACTAGGATGGAAAAAATCATATTCAAAGGCAACTTTGAGGTCAGACATTTCTTTTGTGTATTTACCATTTCTTGGTGTACATTTAGAATACGCTTCTGAAATTAATTTTGCCCTATAAGCCTTTTCAGGTACAAGTAAAAGATCTTTCAGGTTTGAGCAGAGTTTAACTACTCTTCCTCTGGGACATCTCCAACTATATGCCTGTTTATGGTGAACCTTATATACTTTATGCTTACAGATACATCCTCCATAGGTTGTTTTAAGAGCTGCGAGTATTTCAAGGGAAGTACTACTGACTGAAATTATTGGAGCGCGCCATTTATCTTTTTTATTATCATAACTAAGAGTAATGGTTCCTTCTCCATCAATAAGGCCAGCAGTATATTGGATAGATAATTTCATAAATGCGGTTTTTCTTGGATACGGTTAAAACACAACCATACTCCAAGAAAAAGGAATAGTCCAGACAAGAATGAAAATTCTTGAAAATCTGTCCCCTCGCCTCCACCATTTTGACTGTAGAGAAGATTCCGAGGTAATGCTCGGTCGTGGGTAACATCGCCTAAAGCCATAGGCCTCTATAGTCATTGGGGAAAACTCAACACCCCTGAATAGCAGAGTTGACAGGGGGGAGAGAACCTCTAGCCAGATACGGGACAGTGTATCCGGGCAGTCTAGGCTGCCAACAATTTTAAAGTTGTCGAACCCCAGCACTCTTGTCTAATACCATGGACTGAGAGCTACTTTATCCGGTGAAAATCCCATTGCGATTAGCTGGCAGCAAATTAGAGCTGATCCAGTGTGTCAGAAGAATCCGTAGACCTCGACGTTTTGGGCGAAAAGGTCAAACAATTTCCCCCCCGAAACATTAGATATAAAAACCACTATGAGAAGCAGGGCATTGCGCCCTGTGTATAGGTGGAAATCCCGTGGATAACAGATACATCCTCTTCTGATTGTACAGGTGACATAGGAAGAACAAAGGAACTCAACAATCTGGGAGCTCTAATGATTTCGGGGTATTTTTGGTAGTGCATTTTATCGGTTATAGCACTTATGTTGCAACCGTCTGTGGCCGCGAGATATTTATCTTTCCCGCCCAAAAAAATAACAGACTGCTTTGTTCTACGAGTCCAAATCCAAAAAGCAAAGCTATGCTATAAAGCAACAACCATTTATACACACTGACCCAGCAGTGTTCGACACAATCCTGGGAAACTTTTATTTGACACATGGGAAAACGCTAGCTACGTTTTCTTTTAGCTATTCGAACTATTTAAAACAAAATCGTTTGACAGCAAACAACTCAGAGTTTAAGTTTACATTCATGAAAAATTCTAACACACCCAAATCAAAGCCTTCGGTTAACCAAGATATGGAAAGTGTCTTGGATATTGCCGTTAAAGTCACTAGTGGCGATAGACGCAGAGATTATGATTCGGCAACCCCTAATCATGAAAGAATTGCAGGAGCCTGGAACTGGTATCTAGGTGCGAGAAAAGACCCAGCAGCTCCAATCTCAGGATTGGACGTAGCATCTATGATGATACTACTAAAGATTGCTAGGGCAGTATACACCCCAACCAAAGACAGCTATGTGGATATCGCAGGTTACGCTAAGTGCTGCAGCCAGATAGCTGGATTTGAAAATCAATAAACCATTTGATCTGACAGTATGGAAGAGAACATACATTTGTTACGCAGTAAGTTGTCTGCAGCAACCCTGTGCTCCGGGAATCTCCGGGGCGAGCTTCGAAGTCCAGGGACACCAAAACAGTGAGAGGTTAGCGTCTCTCCAGATCAATCTATTTAACAACCAACAAAAATAAAAATATGCACCTATGGCCATGTAAAAACATCATCAAGGCTGATTCCAAATACAACGTCAAGAAATTGATGGCTAACCGCCCTAAAGGTTTAAAGGATGAGGATTGGAATGAAATTGTCTCTAATGCAAAGATGGACAAGCTTATCGTACTTAACCAAGTACCAAAGCACCTCTTAAAGAGAGAACCAGTAAAAGATAACTACAACGATAAGGACTAAAACACTATGGGAATGTTCGATACAATATTTATAGAAAAGGCATTGCCTTTAACCCAGGAGGCTAAAAAAGCTTTCAAAGGTAAAAATTGGAAAGAGGTAGACTTTCAGACAAAAGACCTGGAGGAAACTCTATCAACCTACTATCTAAAGAAAAACGGCTTTCTTTATCATGAGAAGGTGGATGGAGATTGGATAGAAGATACCTCTGAAGAAACAAAGCGTAAAAAGAAAGAGGGTAAATTCTATTGGCCTCGTACTTTTGTAGAGACTAGCCGAAAGCTTATCAAACAAACCAATACTGCAACTATTGAATTTTATACATCCCTAGAAGATAACGACGGAAACGCTTGGTGGTTAGAATTCAGAGTTAGCCTTTTAGACGGCAAGATTAATGGTGATATCTCACCTGTTGAGGTTGAACTAAGAAGAACAGCCGAAGAGATCGCTAAAGATAATGAAGAGTTTAGAAAGAAGATGGAGGCTATAGATAAACACCCATGGAACAGAGCCAGGAGATTTCTTAACAAAAGTACTTTTGGTTACTGGAAAAAGTCTTGGGGATTAATCGCTAGAGGTTTACGTCAAACAGGATCTTCATTAGACAAAGCCGGTTTCTGGCTATTTAGATATATGTAAAAATTTTGACGGCAGCATCATGAATACGACCGGATCATCCCTTCCTCAATCGCCAAGGTTGATAGGTATACCGGTGTGGTCGGGTAGAAGAGCTCTAATGTTTGGCACACTATAAAGTGCTGAGTAACTTCTTTAACCATGGTAACCCGGATGTTGAAAAGGTTCTGCAGAGCCGTTCTGTCAATTTACTCCTGATTAGCTCAATGGTAGAGCAGCGAGCTGTTAACTCGCATGTTGTTGGTTCGAGTCCAGCATCAGGAGCCAATTTATAGATATGTTGTGGTCGCACCCAACTGAAGGGCAAATGCGAGTAAAGGCCAATGAGATAAAAATAAAACTCGCACAATCTTAATACACACATACACAAATGAAAACATATTCAGAAACTAAAAATAAAGAGAAGTTTGATTGGAATAAATTCCTAGATGAGCGTATAGCAGAACAGCCAAAAGACATAAAAAGTTATCACGGTATGTCTGATGGTTATATTAAAGATACTAGAAAGCGCTTTAAGAAAGAAATCAAGATGTCTAGTGAATGGGTTACTTGTGCCTGCGGAAATCAGTGCAGCATCCTAGAAAGAGACTCAGATGGAGAACCTGTGGACGATGAATTAGCAGAACTAGGTTCAGACTTCTATTATGAGGTGGACGACCTTGAATGGAAGACAGCTAAATTGACCTTGAAGGCTATTGAAAAGCGTTCTGCTAAACTGATAGCTGAGAAAATAGAGAGTAGTAAAAAAACTTTATCTTCTTTAGGCTATAAAATAGTTGCACCAGCAGCAAAAAAGATTAAGAATAAGTAATTAGTCCTAGGAGTTGTAGCTCAATTGGTCAGAGCACCGCCCTGTCACGGCGGGGGTTGTGGGTTCGAGCCCCATTAACTCCGGATTAATTTTAATGCACGATTAGCTTAGCGGTAGAGCAGGCCCTTTACACGGGCAAGGTCGGGGGTTCGATCCCCTCATCGTGCACCAATTTTAAATGGGTAGATACTGAAGTGGACAAACAGGAAAGACTGTAAATCTTTTGGCTTCGGCCTTCGAAGGTTCGAATCCTTCTCTGCCCACCACTATACTAAACTAGGGGAAAAGGGGCTCCATGCCCCGTCCTGTAAGTTCCTAGGTAAACGACAAAGGCTTACCCTAGTTTGGCTAACGGGTACAACCCTTTGCGGTCGGGTTGTATTAAACGAGGATGGCCCTATAGTCACGCCCGTTCAATTTACTCATCTGTAGGGTGCTTGTGTGTATCTACGTCCCTTTACGGAAAACCCAGAGTGGGGTCTACTATGTAGGCTTAGAACCAGACATTGGGAGGAATTCGACAACACAGGATTCGGACGCACTACAGATGAGTATATTTTTATTAACAAACAATATGACAAAAGCAAAAGAAACAAAGATAGACCATTACAAAGCCACGGAAAATATGACTGAGAGCGAGTGCTTGAAGTATTGCAAGAAGAAAGCCAATGGCGATATAGATCTATTCCCAGATCTTACGTTCGATAAAGATAAGCTTATCAAGGGGTACATGAGTATGTATTACCAGGCAAAGAAAACACCTAAGAATGAAAGTAAAGTACTATCCAAACCTGAGACGACTTAAGGTATACAATTCGTTGTTATCACTCTCAGAATCTGAGTATCTAATAAAGAATGCAGGAGCAGCAGTTAGATTCGGCTGTAAACCAACACATGAAACACTGCTAGGTGCAGTCTATCTAGCAACAAACCAAAACAAATAACTAAACAAATATATGGGATTAGATATGTATGCCTACAGTTATAAGGTAGCCGATACTCTCGGCCCTATAAAACTGAAAAAGGGAGCAGAAGGAAGCGAACTACACTACTGGAGAAAGCATCACGACATACACGGTTGGATGCATCGTCTCTGGTTAGAGAAAGGCGGAGAAGGAGAGTTTAATTGCGTGCCTGTGAATCTGGATATAGAAGATCTAGAGAAGCTAGAGCTTGCAGTTAAAGCAAAACAACTCCCAGAAACAACAGGATTTTTCTTTGGGAATAACCCTCCTGATGAAGAATCTATAGATGACGATATGACTTTTATCATGAAGTCGAGAGATGCTATACAGCAGGGTAGACTGGTGTATTACTCTTCTTGGTGGTAAAACAACCGTATAGAATTATGACTAGAGTATTAGCAATATTAGTATTAATCATATTTGTAGTGGCACTGAGTTGGGTCTTTAAGGCTAATGATTTAGCACAGACTAAATTCTTTGCTCCTAAATATGAACAAGTGCGCCGTGAGACCTTTGAGCAATCAAAGGCTTATCGTCAAGGGGCTATACAAGAACTTCAAAATATGGAGTTTCAGTATTACCAGGTAGGTAAAAACGAAAAAGCGGCATTAGCCTCTATAATCCTACACAGAGCAGCAGATTTTGAAGATCTGCCGCCTGACCTTAGGGTTTTTATTAACGAACTAAAAGAACAGTACACCAAATAAACAAATGAATAAATTAACATTACTAGCCCTATTGGGTTTTAGCCTCGCTATTGTTGGTTGTGATTACCAACCAAACAGCGATCAAATACAGCGCCAACAGCAAGAAAAGATCTTGAGTGAGGGTACCTCCAGTGTGGGTATGCCAGCAATCAAGAACTTCAGAGAAAAGAAGCTCCTCAAAGATATTTTGGAACTCAGAGATCAAGAAGGGCTGACTACCTATGTATATATCGTAGCAGAGCAGACAGGTAAACTGATCTTCCTAGGTTATGGTGTGGGTTATGGCATTCCATATGCCACTCAATATACTAGTCCTATGCGTCCTGCTAGGTATAGTGAAACATCAGAACGTGGAAATATTTCACTTCCACAGGCTGATCCTAACGGGTTGTTCTCTCCTGCTAGTGCAGATGGAACTTGGGTTCTTATGAAAGATCCTAATGGTACATCAGTAAAGCCGGTTTATATAGAGCCTCGCTGTATTGTTTCACCTTTCCCTTTGCAGTAGGGTGATGGGTGCTCTCCCCGTACAAATGGGTGTGGGGAGAGCTATCACTCAGGGATAATCTTAACATTAAAGGATGTAAGCTGAATCATGCTAAGTAACTGGCGCACATATCGTTCATTGATAAAAGGTATTCCCATACCAAGTGTCATGAACTGCTGGCGTATTCCTTTTGCAAACAGATAGCAACTGGTAAAGAATTTATCATTCATCTCGAAGGGCACAACGCTATCCCCGTGATTGATAAATCCACACCAGTAAAATTCTTCAACTCCTTTATCGTTGGTTTTTTTACGTATCTCTTTTATCTCTAGGGCAAAGTTAGTAAGTTGCTCTTCTTCATTCTTCTTAGGAATAAGTACAAAATATGAGTTTCCTCTACGCACAAATGTCTTACCTTGAGCTGTGAACTGCTGTTCTTTTGACTCTACCCAGTAGGGCATCAGACTCTCGCCAGTTTTCTTCTCTAGAGAGGTTATTTGTGTGTGGGATAGATTTGCCACATGAAGCTTAAGGTTATCAGTTCCCTCTTTAGATATAAGAAGATCCATAGGATCAACTTCAAATTCTGTTCTTTTACTATCACTCCATATCTGGATAAGCTCCTGTGTACCAATACCCTCAGCAAGTCTGACAGGTTTATTGGTCCACAGATCTGCTTTGTAATTCCAGGTAAAGCCTGTTCTGATTTTTAGCTGGTTGAAATCCTCTAAGATTTCATCACCCATCTTTCCATACCAACCCATCTCACCATTCATATAGAGTTTTTCTCTTTCGTTAGGTGTTTGGAACTTGGCTACCTCAAAAGAACAAATATGTTTAGGGGTAACGAATGAAGGTATCACAAGCACCTTCTTATACTTCTGCTTCGCCCCTAGGTTTAGCTTAGGAAAAGCTTTTACTACATTCTCTGTGAGATAGCCTACCTCGTTATCTATGAGATTAGGCATACCTGCAGATATAAGTATATCCTTAAAGTACATTACCTTATCACCGTGTCGGGCTCTGTGCTTGTGTACTTCTTCTTTAGCCAACCTCCAGGCATTAAGATATTGTACATACTGAAAATAGTTGCTCCATAGCTTCTTTTCAGCGTATTCTGACCTAGGTAGTTTAAAGTCTAGGCAGTCCTCGAAGTTATCCAACACTGTTGTATATAGAGTCTTCCAATCCTCAGCTCCAAAAAAATCAAAAACATTACCTATAAAATCGCTTGTTTTGCTCTTTGCATACCAGCCGAATATAGGTATTCTAACAAAATCATATTCGTCAGGATTTCGCCCCTGTTTGGCTACTAGCCTAGGGAGGTTCACTTTAATGTTGAAGTCGTTGATGTTCATGCTAAAATTAAGTAAATCTAAATATTATGAGTTCATTTAACCTAGACCAAAGCACAGATTATTCAAGCAAAGAACTTTACACACTCTTAAGAGGGAAAGAAGTCCCTGAGTATGTAAAAGTTGCAGAAGTTGATGATTATGATGCTCTTGCAGGCCTTCCAAAAGAAGCATTCGCTGATGAAAACCGTAGGGTTTATCCTCTGAATAGTCCTGCTCGTACATATGTATCTAATGCGTATTTCATCAGCAAGAAAGCTGATATAGCCAAAGTATATGGTGAAGGCTATGCCAGTCAACTAGAAAACAAGATCAAAGAGGCTGCAGAGATTTTTAATATCTCTGAAGACCTAAACAACTTTAATAGTGAATTAGAGAAGGCAGCTAGTCAGGATTACCCAGAAACTCACCTGGGTAACTTTGAGTTAGAAGGTATTGGTGCATTAAACCTCTACCCTGTTAAGACTGCTCATGATCTCACAGAGAGCGCAAACCACTTTGTAGCCAACATCAATAACTATCCATTCGACTGGAGAACAAAGATTGCTAGCAACATTGTTAAGGTAGCAAAAGACTTAGAGGTAGATGAAGTTCCTGATATGGTTCTTAAGTATGCTGGTTATTTCTACCCTGACTTCGCAGGTCTCAAGACAGAAGTTTGGCGCAGAAGCACAAAGCTGAAAGAGGCTAGTCACAAGGAAATCTATGACAAGCTCGCGGAGGACATTGAAAATATCTCTTCAACAGAAGAAGTAATGAAGCTCGCAGAGACTCTCTCAAACATAGAAAACATGGAAGGCCTATACGATAATGTAAAGGTTGCCCAGGTTCTTCGTGATCCTGTAGACATGCTTTTCACAAAGAGCATTGAGAAAGTAGCCGAAGATCTTAACTTCGTCGAAGCTCATGGTGATAAATATCTTATTGACGACCTACAGAAAGTAGGCAAAGATAAGTATGAGGAAGCTTTCGGCTTTGATATGGATCCAACAGATTCAACAAAGCTAGCAGAAGTATTCCCAACAATGCCAAGATCAGACATAAAACTATTCGAAGAAATATCAGGCGTACGCCCTATCTAATAAATAATAAATAACTAAATAATAAAACAATACCTCCCACGCCTCTCCATGGAAGCGCACCAAGGGAGGTTTTTTATTGCCCACACATGAAAGTAAACACAAGAAACAAAGTATTATTCAGAAAGTACACAGGAAGAATCAACATATTATTTGCAATAGCTTTTGTTATTACATTTATATCTGCATATGTTGATTACTTAAACAAAGAAGTAAGACAAGGACCGTTACCCTGGTATCGTATATTCTTTAAAGCTCAGCAGTATTCGTGGTTCAACGCTGCACCTTTTGATAAATGAATATTAAACCAGAACAAGTTATAGTTTACTGGAGTGATAACAGGAATGTACGCTCTAAGAACATGCCTGTGCATGTATTTGACTGGAAACTTGGTAATAAATCCAATATATTGCAAGAGGCTAGAATAAACAACTACAAGGTTGTGGTATTCGTGGATATTCGACTGATGTATAAAGCATATTACGAAGGATCTTGCGATGTATGGCTATTAAAGAACAGAGATATCGACGATATAGAAAGATATGAAATGCAGAGATGGCATTGTACATGGGGAAAGCTTAAGTTTAAGAATACCAGAGTGGACAGTATCTTTCACGGAGGAAAATCCCAAATATCGTTCTATAGAGGGTCTAATATCCCAATGGATATAGCAGGGTCTATAGAGGGAGTTATGATGGGGTTTAGAAAAGCATATGAAGAAGGAAAAGACTATCTCATCACAGATCACCAACCACCACCACCAATGTGACGATTGGGGTAAGTACGAGAAGTTTAAAGACTTATCCAGAGCATTAATGCCTGAGGTGCTATCTCAGAACTTTCATGTATCTTTTGTTACCTGGAAAGGTAGGGTTGTAGCGGTGGGTTTAAATAATAAGAAAACACACCCTATAAATCTTAAAAACCCAAAGATAAGCAAAGAAGGGGAGAATGTATGCACCCATAAGCACACATGTTCCGAACTGAATGCTTTTATTAAGCTGAAGAACTTAACCAACGTACCATTCCACAAATGTTCTCTGGTTAACATAAGAATATTAAAAAATGGTACTTTTGGTAATGCTCTTCCTTGCCAAAGCTGTGAATCGCTGATATCTTATTTGAATCTAAAAACTGTTCACTATACAGATTCTGCTGGCAACCTAGTAGAATATGGTGAATAGTATAGGAATTGACGCAGAGTAGAGAAACGGTATCTCGTCACGCTCATAACGTGAAAATAGTGGGTTCGACTCCCACCTCTGCCATTCTATTTTCAACTATATGCGATTCGGTAAACAAATATTAAAAGATCAAACAGCTCCGCTAATGGGTTTAGCCTTTGTGGTTATAGACACATTTAGTACCGAAGCATTTAAATGGGAACCTCAATTGTTGAGAGATGAGCTAGAGCATGAATACGATGTAGAACTCTCTGACCTTCAATCTGATAAGATTCAGGCAGTGATTACTATATTAACCACAAATATGTATGAGGAAGATGTTCGTACATTCGAGGTTTGCACTAGTCTTATTAATCATAATCATCAAGACTTTGAAGACTTCGAGCCGATAGAAGCAGAAGAACTTATTGTGGGTATGACAGAAGTTATGCTTCTTAAAATGGAAGAGCTAGAATACAGCCAGGCTGTTAGAGCCTATGCTGGTTGGGTATTCCATGAGTATGGTTTTTGCAAGGCTCCTGACTTATTTCCTGATGCAATCATGCCAGAGGGTTATCCAACCGAAGGAGATGATTCAGAAAAGAATAAAGCATTAGAAGAAATCTTCAACATGAAGGTAGACAAGGTCACAGAATACATGACAAAACACAGCTAAAATGATTGAAAACAACACACACCTGTTCGAGGCACCATCAGCTTTAGGACAAATTAGATTAGAGTATCTCTATAACTTAAAGTACGGAACAATTCCGTCTAAGTTGAACATTAATGAATCTCTATATGCAGACAAAACAATCAAATATGTATCCAAGCATTTTGATAGCTTCTCAATAGAATATACTTCTAGAGGCGACTCATTATCTCGTGGTACTTATTGGATAGGTAAAGTCGGCACAACTTTCGAGGGAGTAGTATTAGAAACTAGCGACTCAGAGCATGGTGAGTATCCGTCTATATCAGGAGAAGAGTTTGCTATCAGAAGAAGAGGCGGTAAAAAGAAATCTGAAGAACCAGAGCTTTGCACTATTTCAGCTGTAGGCCCTGATGAAAAAGTATTAAAGAAACTTTGGGAGACCTTAAAAGAGTTTAAGTATGTATCCAAGTCAAAGATATATCTATTAGCCACACAGTATGGTGAGGTAACTTTAAAGCCACTGGACGTGCCTGAATCTACTTCTGATTTAGCTCTAAACTACGGCTCTAAATTTCCCCCACTGCACGATGAGATAATAAACTCTCTAAACAATAAGAGCTCTGGCTTATACTTGTTCTACGGAGAACCAGGCACAGGAAAGTCCTCTTATATTAAACATTTACTATCCGTTATCTCAGAGAGAAAGATTGTATATATTCCTATCAATCTGATAGATCATCTTGTGTCTCCTGACTTTATTCCTTTGCTTATGAACAATAGGAATATGATTCTTGTGATAGAAGATGCAGAAAAGGCTCTTGTGTCTCGTGAAGAGAATACAGGTAATGCCTCCATCGTATCAGCTATACTGAATCTCACAGATAGCTTTATCAGTAGTACGTTGAATGTAACTATCATAGCTACATTCAACACCAAGAAAGAAAATCTTGATAAAGCACTTCTGAGAAAAGGTAGGCTAAAGTTTAGTCATGAGTTTGACAAGCTTAGTACTGAAGATGCTCAGAAGTTAATAGACTCCTTGAAGATAGACCATGAGGTGGAATCCCCTATGACTATCGCAGAAATCTATTATCTTACAGAGGATAACCACCTTAAGGAAGAAGAACCCAAAAAGGTTATTGGGTTTGGAGGGGTTTAAATCTCCCTAGCACTGCTACTTGAGCCCTGGAGACAAACATCTCCAGCGGCCATGTAGGCAGAACACACAGCAAATAGTAGGCTGTGCATAGCGTCATCAGGCTGGTTGTCGTTGTGACCATAGAACATTTCTTGACCATACATACCATCCTTGACTTCAACGTACACGTTTAAGATATCCTGCATGTAGTCTGATACTTCCTCCCAATCAGGGAATAGTATTTTACCCGCCTTAATCTGGCGTATAACTAGTGAAATAACATCAGAACGATGCAGTACCCATCTGTTCTGTCTCCAATCATAATCTCCACTATCAAAGTACTGAATTACCTTACTCCTCCTATACGTCGCCAACTGCGAACGGGTAGGACTGGTTAATTCGCATAGTTTAATGCCTCTGATAGGATCAGGGCCAGAATCTGCTACAGAGTACGCATGATAATCGTTAGCCAAATCAGCTATGGTTCTTATGTGTGCTTCGTGGTCATAACCATTGAAAATTTTAACATAAAATACTTCGTATACTCCATCATTACGCATAGCTCCTGCTGTGCATACTGTACGACTACGAACCATAGAAACGCCCCAGTCAACTCCTACAGTATACAACTTATATCTAGACTTATTCTTTTCCTGGATAAGTTTTCTATTATCACTATCGGTCATTTTACCAAGCACACAAACACGGCGAAGTTCTTCTTCTGTGATGGGTTTTGATCCCATATCAAAAGTAAGACCAAATACTTCGTTCATGATTTTCTGCTGGTCGTATTTACCGCTAGTACATTTCTCAAACACTTCTTTCCATTCTTTCTCTGTTTCATTGAAGAAAGGCAGGATAGGTTGAGCAAGATGATAACCAGTCATAAGATAACCTTTAGGATTACCTGCGGCCCATTCACCATTTCGAGCATTTAATTTCTTAGAACATTTGGAGCAACTTAACCCATGAGGCATAATCATCTTCATGGGTTCATTCCCCTCAGTGAGACTATTCCAGTGACCACATCCGCAGCGCATCATCCACTCAAGCTGATTTGTAGTCTTCCAAAGGCTATGAATAGTATTAGTGCTGTCCAGCGGTGTACCTGCGAATATCTCGCGCTTATAGGGAGAAAGAGCCATAGTTTCCTGAATAATAGGAATTTGGTCATAGTTGATATCCTGTACCTCATCATAAACAATACAATCCACAGCCGGTCCACGCACACGTGTGGCATCATCTTTAACATATCGGAACAGGATGCTACTCCTGGTATCGCCCATAATCTTTTCAAACACATCATTTTTATCCCAACCTTTCACCAACATACTCTTAACCTTAGGGCTTTCAAATCTAGGTGGAAGGTAGTTACTAGAGAAATATTTTACAGTTAATTCCTGCGGACCAATATATAGCATCTTATAATAGTTCCATCTCAACATATTAAGACACACGAAATTACTCAACAACGTGCTCTTCAAAGTCTTACGACTGCACTTCAGGAGTAGTTTCTGCGGCATATTGTCATAGATATGCTTAAGCATCGGGAAGTCAGTTAAATCCTGAAGCCTCCCTTCGTTATCGAACAAATAATTCTCGACAAAACGAGAGGGTGGAAGTACCGAAAACATTAATTGTCGAGCTCTGAAAACTGCCTCTTTGGTTCCAGCCTGGAGCAGCTTTTCTACAGTATCCTTGATATCAGTATGGTCCATAATTCAAATAAGAAGGTAAAGAAGAAGAAACGACAAAGCAACAAATTTGTTGATCTATACGACTTTACCTATCTAGCTATAGACTCGTTAATAAACCTAGGAAATGATATAAAAGTTTCCAAGAAAAAAAGTTTTCCTGTTTATAGAAACAAATAGTGTATAATAATGGCATGAGTAAATCAGCAAAAAATTATAAAGTTAGACTTAGAGCGAACGGGTATAAAGAACCCGAAGAAGCTCCAATATTAGGTAAGTATTACACTGACAGTAGTAAATCACAGCAGCGCAAAGCTTTAACAAAGAACACAAACCCTCAACCTGACACACAAATTGAAAAGAAAGAGGAAAAAGGTAAATAAAGAAAAAGCAAAAAAAGTAGAGGTTCCCCAGGTTAAAAGAGGTAGGGGTAGACCAAGAAAGATTATAACATTGCCTGAGGAGTTTACTCTTCCTGTTAAGAAAAAACGCGGAAGACCTCCTAAGATTAAAACTCCGCTTCCACAACCGGAAGTTAAGAAAGATAAACTGGCGGCTTTTCGTAAGCCAGTAAAAGAGGTAAGGGCAAAAAAGGCAAAGGAGGCCGATGCTAATATTCCTAGCGATAAGAATATAGCAAATCACCCATTGTGCGCAGCAGCCGTGTGGTTGTTGAATAACCTTCCTCCTCACGAGGAAACGTATATCAAGACAATGGCTAGAAAAGCAGGTACTACTCCCCTGTATATGACCATGGAACATATCCTAGGTTATTTCCAGGTAAAAGGTAGTGATATCGGACAAACACTAAAAGAACAACACAAACCCGTATAATATGGACTTCATAACTAAATTCAAAAACTACTATGCATCAGGTTACCCTAGCTTATTCATTCTTACCCATGAGGAGCAGCGTGTTGTAAAAGACATTCTGAACATGGTAGAGGGTAATGAGGGTATACATGTTCATGAGTGGGACACCCAGAACGGACTTATTAATTCAAAAGATAAGTCTTCTCATGGTGACAACCTAGCTAACAGCACAGAGCTGCTCAAGTATCTTCAGAGCTACCGAGAGCAGGGAAATATCTTCATCTTGAAGGATTTCCACCTTCACTTCGACAAAGTGATTAACATCCGTCTCTTGAGAAACCTTTGGAATCTCCTGAAGAGTCGTGGAAATATGCTTGTGCTTACAGGGCATAAGTTTGCTATTCCTCCTGAGATGGAGAAAGAGATTCAGCTTATAGACTATGATCTCCCAGGTGCATCTAGCATCCAGGAGCGTCTTAGCTATATTATTGACTCTGTGAATAAGCTTCGTGGCGATAAGCAGCTAGAACCTCTGGAGATCTCTCCTGAGACCACAGAAGCCGCTGTAGAGGCCGCAAAGGGCATGACCTATGGTGAGATTGAGAATGCCTTTGCTATGGCATTCACAACCAGCAAGCAATTCGATCAGATATTTGTTTCTACAGTATTCGATGAGAAGATTGCTCAGTTGAAGAAGAACGGACTCCTTACCTATATTCCATCAGACATTTCATTTGATAATGTTGGTGGTCTTAATGGTTTGAAGCGTTGGATTCGCAGCCGTAAAAAGGCATACTCACAAGAAGCCAGAGACTACAAACTACCTCTTCCAAAGGGTATCTTGTTAGCATCTGTTCCTGGTGTGGGTAAAACCCTAACAGCCAAATCCATTGCTAGTGAGTTTGATTGCCCATTATTCCAATTCGATATGGGCGCTATCTTTGACTCTCATGTGGGTAATAGTGAGCGTAATATGCGTGAAGCTATCAAGGTTATCGAGAGCATTGGTAAGTGCGTTATACTTATTGATGAGATCGAGAAGAGCCTTAGCAAGGACGCGGTATCAGGTAAAGGGGACACCGGTGTATCCTCTCGTATCTTTGGTACATTCCTGGGCTGGCTAAATGATAGGACTAACCCCGCATTTATTGTAGCCACATCTAACGATCACACTATTCTTCCCACTCCACTTATTCGTAAGGGTAGGTTTGACCAGTTATTCTGGATTGACCTTCCTTCTGAAGAAGAGCGTCGTGAGATCTTTAATGTGGTTATTCGTAAGTATGGTAGAGATCCTCAAGACTTCAACATCAAGAAGTTTGTTGATGAAGCTGATGAGTTCACTGGTGCTGAGATAGAAGACGTTATTAAGTCTGCTATGTTCCGTGCTTTTGATCAGGATAAAGAAGTATCCGATAAAGAGATATTGGAAGAAATCGCGGAGTTTATACCTTTTGCGCACTCGCATGAGGAAGACCTCCAAACAATGCGTAAGCAAGCCCGTGGTAAACTGGTGATGCTTAACGATGAAGGTGAAACACAAACAATCGAAACCGCTATGCGCAAGCTTAGCATAGACTTAGCATAATATGAGTTCAGAAGTAAAAATCACAGACACATTACAGAAGTATTACGACAAGGTTTTCCAGGATGGAAAGCTTGTTAACGTGCGTATCTCTATTTGGGGTATGAGTTATAGCCTTACGGAGGATGATATCAAACTCGATAACAAGCTCCCTGAGGTTATCCAGCTAGGCAAGAAGATGCTTATCAAGCCAGCAGTATATAACGTGTTCAAACGCCTAGAGGCAAAAGCACGTAATTATCTGTATAGCAATTCGTTTGCATTTCCTCTGGTGCCGCAGGCGCACTTTGTTCCTAAGACAAAGTATCTTGAGGTATATGCAAAGATGGCTGAGTTCAAGGAAGAGTTCCTTAAGCTCAAGGCAGAGTTCATTGAGAAATATCCTGATTACAAGGCAGAGGCAATTGCCTATTACCAGGAGTTCTCAGAGCAGCTCAATGTTGATAACCTAGAGGCCATCTATCCCAAGGCAGAAGCAATCGAATCAAAGTTCGCCTTTGATGTTGTTTCTTTTGAGATCAAGCTGCCTACAGAGTTTGCAGATATTGATGTGCACACAGAGGTTGCCCGTGAACAGGCAGCTAATGAGGCAAAGCGTACTGCTCAAGCTCAATACAAGGCAGAGTATAATAATCAGCTGAACACTCATATGGGTAAGATCAATGAGTTTGTTGGTGAGGTTATTGATACTCTGCGCTCTAAGGTGGTAGAACATTGCTCTGTTGTTCTCGGTAAAATCTCCAAGAAAGAGGTTGTATCAGAGAGCAGCATCAAGACCCTTATGAAGCATATCAACGAATTCCGTGATATGAACTTCATCGAGGATCGTTCTATTGAAGAAGAACTCTCCAAGGTGGAAAAGCTACTCACAGGAGAGAAGGACTTCAAGAAGGACAAGGATGCTGTTAAAGCCTTGCAAGATGTTCTGTCTAACGTAATTACAGAAGCCAAGAATATGACCGATGTGGCTAATATTTCTGGTGAGTACTTCCGTAAGCTAGAGGTATAATATGTGGAAGGAAGACGAAACTATTATGAGACTTCCTTCTTTTGATATGCTCTGGATCTCCTACAAAGGGGATCCAGAGGGTACCTTCTCACTGATTATTCCTTATTGTGAGGTTAGCAATGGTCAGATAATAAGAATAACTAATCAGGAGATCACCCTGGTATATCAAGATAAAGCTATCTCTATACCTCATCAGGATTTCAAGGACGGTATAGAATCCGCCATGAACGACTGTAATATGGAGCAGGGTTTTCCTAAAAAGAAGATTATCAGGCTCAGTGTGCAGCCTAAAGAAACAGCCGACGTAATTCAAATACCTATAACAAGATGAGCCACTCAGTAAATATCAAAACTAAGTTTAAAAATAAAAAGCTCCTCCTGGAGACTTTTGAAAAGCTGAATTGGAAGATTGTGGAAAACCAAAAGTGCACCACATATCCTTCTGATCCTAGTAAACATATTGTGCATCAATACGTAGCATTAAATCCGCTCCCTCACGGATATGATGTGGGTATTGATTTTAATAGTGATGGAGAATGCGTATTCACATGCGACTTCTTTGATTCTTCTATTGCCCGTCAGTTGGGTAATAACCTAAAAACAGTAAAGCAGAATTATTCATTGTCTGAATTAAAGCAGTACATGAACGAAGAGGATCTCAATTATAGTGTAGAGACCCTAAAGACAGGAGAACTTAAAATCATCGCAACCAAATAAATTATGACACAAACACAAACAAACACAAAGAGCTTCGACACAATCAAATCACGTTTGACTAGGTCGTTGAATGACACTCTTATGGGTGATTGCAATCCTCCCCCAGATGAGTTGCATATCCCATACAACTCAGTGGTTCCTGATGAGGAAGCTCCAGGTTGGGCATTTGCGCGTGTTATCTACGTGGTATATTACCCAAAGAAGAAAACACATACTGTGGATATTCGTTTTCAGTATGATAAGTTCGGTAAGTTCATCCTGAGTTCTATGCAATATGTCTAAGAACATCACATTCATCATCGACAATAACGGTAATGTAAAAGTCGATAAGGTAGAGGGGTATGGAGCTGGTTGCCTAGAGGCTACCAAACTTATCGAAGAGCGCCTAGGTGGAGCTGAGGAGGGAACTCGTCAACTCACAGAGGAATTTAACGAGCCCATCAAAAATGATGGTAGCGAGATAGAGATCTAATGAATAGTGTTATCTATATAGACAACGAGGGTAATATCTCAGGTCTATCAGATAACCTTTTCGATAAGCTGGCTGCCCTCGGCAAGAGGGCAGTTCAGCGAGTCTCTAACATAGAGTTCAATCATGATACTCAGATGTGGGAGGCAGAAGATCTAGAGGGTAATTTGATAGGTACACACACATGCAGAAATACCTTGATAGAAATTGAGAGGGAATATCTGAACAACAAAATAGAAAAATCTTATGGTAGCCAAGAAAGCAATCAGAAAAGTGGCTAAAGAACCTATTAGGTTATTATCTTTCTTAAGAAGACAAACCAGAAGAGAGAATAAAGTAATAGGTGTAGAATTAGCCGAAGATGATGGAGGCATGTTCTATGTATTTATTAATACAGTAGACTATAGGGCTGGTACCTATAATAAGAGTTTGGTGGAGAAGTTCGACGACGAAGATTTTGCAAAGCATATGTATCAAGCTCAGGTTGACGCTGCCCGCATTGTGGGCTATAAAGATGTAGAGAGCGGAGAAAACCTCACAGGATTCTCAGAGATGCTAAGATACACCACAAACATAAACAACCATACACAACCAGCAGCCATAGAGGATGAGGGTTTAAGGAAGATGATAATATGAAATTTCTAGCAATATCAGACCAGCATCTAGGTAGTAAGCTGTATAATTTTCCAGAGCTGGAGAATGACTGCAGAGAATTGCTATCGAAGGCTGTAGATCTGGCCATAGAGTTGAAAGTTGACTATCTTGTGAGTGTGGGGGACTTGTTTGACAACAACAAACCTACTTCAGAGACAATAGATTTTGTGAGTAGTGAGATTAGAAGGCTTCGTAGTGCTGATATAAATGCCCTAGGAATCGCCGGAGATCATAGCAAGCCTCTTGATGGGGTAACCTGGGAAAAGATAGCAGGATTCGCTCCTATCAACGTAGAACCCTCGTTTGTAGGGATAGACTACAACGATAATCCTGCCCAGGTTATAGAATTGCTTAATAAAGAGTTAAACAGTAGATCTAAAGACAGTGTAAGTTTTATATTCTTACATCAGCAGATACCAGAACTTTGGCCATTCTGTGACGACAAGAAAAAGATTTCTCTAAAAGATATAGACTTCTCTAATCACTGTGGCTCTATGAAAGCTATATTCCTTGGAGATATCCATAAACGCAGAGAGATGTGGTATCTTGATCCTGTATGCAACAGCAAGGTGTTTGTAGGTTATTGCGGTAGCTTAGGAGTAACTGCAGCTGATGAAACAGAGAAGGAAGGTATTTATTACTGGAATGAGGGTAAGTTAGAGATGGTAGAGTATTCCCTACCTAGAGATTTTGTTACTGTTGATATCAATAAAGATACAATAAACACCATAACAGAGTCTCAGTTCACTAAATACGGAGGTAGGGAGAAGCGCCCTGTATTCCTCTGTAAATACACCACAGAGGTAAGCAGTGATTTGGAAAAATTCAGTTATCTCTATAAGTATGGAATTGTTAAGTTTACCAGAGTAAAACTGGATAAAGATAATCAAGAAGAGCATATTAATATCAGATCTGAATTAAAAACGTCAGATAGGATAAGTGCTGTATTGAGAGATCTAACTAACGGAAAAACAGAATCAGATCTTATCTATAGTTATGCATCCAGACTCCTAACAGAAGAAGATCCTACTAAGGTATTAGATGATTTGAAGAATGAGGTATACACCCACAACCCCGCAACAACATGAAAAAGAAAAAAACTCAAGAACCCCAAAAGGAAATGTATAAAACAGTAGAGCCTACTAATGAGGTCTGCATTAAATTCACAGAGGATGAAATTGCAGAGCTTGGCTGGGAACCCAGACAAAAGTTCTCTATGACTATCACCGAAGATGGTGGAGTTATGATGAAGAAGTTTGAAAAGCTCGAACTAGACCTAGAAGAGTGGCCTATAGAGCTTATCTATGACATTATCAAAGAATCCTGTGATTCTGATATATCTGTTAACGACGTTATAAGCCGTAGACTAAAACTAGGCTTACAAATGTTTGAAAAAGAATACGAAATAAAGGAAAACAAATAATGAAACAAGAGCTAGAACTGCAGTTGGTTGAAAAGTATCCTGATTTCTTCAGAGGAAGAGACGAACCTCTCACACAAAACCTCATGGCTTTTGGTTGTGAGTGTGGAAATGGTTGGTATGAGCTTATTGAAACCTTTTGCAAATTTGTAAAAAGTACATTAAAACATGCGGGGTCGGTAGAGCTGAAGGAGGAATACAGAACAGGAGAACACGAGGGACATACACATGCACCCTATATATCTCCTGACTTCAAGTTCATGCAAGTGAAAGAGAAGTTTGGTACACTGCGTTTGTATTATTCACTTCAGCAGCCAGATGATCCTAACAAGCACATGTTCAAGGAAGAGTCTATAGACAGCAGGTATGACCAAGTTTGGGGAGCAGTACACGCCTATGACAATTATACAGATTACCTTTCAGGTCGTACTTGCGAAAAGTGCGGTAATCCTGGTAAGTTGTATACCGGCGGCTGGTATAGAACCCTATGCTTAGAGCATGCTGAGGCGGATGGTAGACTCCCTGAAGAGCCAAACGAATTCTAATGGAATTACAAAAACTAAGTTTAAAAAACTTCAGAACACACAGAAAACTGGAACTAAACTTCCAGGAAGGAATTACTGGTATCGTTGGAGACAACGGTACTGGTAAATCCAGCGTTGTAGAGGCTATTATATTCCTGTTCACCGGTGAGGGCTATGGCCCTAAAGCAGAAATGCTTAGTGTAGGAGAAGAAACAGGTTATGTGATAGGTACTATCAAAGTAGACGGAAAAGAAGCCGTACTAGAGAGGCATTTGGATTCTTCTAAAGTCGTATTCAAGTATGATGGGACTACATACAAGAAAGCAGGAGAAGTAGCAGAGATATGGGAGAAGTTATTCCAGATAGACAAGAATATATTCAAGAATATTGTTGTTGCGAAGCAAGGAGACATTGCGCTTCTTTTCTCTGGCGATAACAGTACAAAAGAGAAGATCTTCCAAAAGATCTTTTTGGTGCCCAACACCACAAAGATAAGAGACACCATCTGGGGTAAATATATAAAAACCGCTCCTCCTGAATACCCTCTGGTTGACGAGGTTAAAATCAAAGAAGAGATAGCAGGTATTAAAAATCAGCTAACTGATTGGGAAAATAAGTTAAAAGAAATCCCAGAAGACCTCTCCTCAGACTATGCACAGTTATTGTCTAGGCAGAGTTATTTGAATAACTGCAAAGCTTCCTCTGTACAGCGTGAGGTATTCTCTCAGCAGATAACCATGAACAGCTCTAAGAAAGTTGAGCTTAATAATGAGATAACCAAAATAGATGCAAAGCTAACTTCTATTGATATATCACAAATCACTACCGCACTAGAGCAGCTAAAAGCTAACAAACCTCTATACGATAAGAAGAAAAAGCTGACTGATGAACTAACTAAGTTGCTAAGTGAAGAACCTCCAGCCTTCTCTGAAGAGAGCATGGCAGGACTAGAAACACTTATTAATTATAGAAGTGAAACAAAGGCAGCCACAGATATATCATTAAAAGAGTATGACGATATCACTAAAAAGATATCTGATTACACAGACAAAGGATTGGTTAATGCTGAGAACTGCCCTTATTGTGGATCACAGCTACAGGATGTAGGTAACTATATAAACCATTTAACTTCAAAACTTCCTGATCTTAGGTTAAAAATAGAGCAGGGTAGAGCTACGTTAGCTGGTTTAGAGTTATCTATAAATGGAGCACAAGCCTCAAAACTAGCATATGATAATTGGAAAGCCTCTAAAGATAACCTCGAAGCGGCATTAAATCCATTAACAGACGTTACTTTTGACCAGGGTGAGTATGACATTTATTCTGCAGTAGTAACGCAGTATGGAGCTCTCTCAAACCAGAAGGAGAGTATAACCAAGGATATATCTAATATAGATAAAGAGGATGTATCCCTACAACTAAAGCTTACAGGTCTTCCTCAATACGACTTTGTTAAAGTCTCATTAGAGGTTGAATCAGAGGAGATAGAAGGAAAGATCAATGAGCTAAAGAGTAAAGAAGAAGAAAAGAATAAACTTCAGTTAAACCTCAGTATGAATAGGCAGCTAGTTCAGATCAAAGAAGAAGAACTAGCTAAAGGAGAAGCTATCAAAGAGCAGAATCTCAGAAGAAACAAATATGTGGATATTCTCAACGAGCTGTATGAGATGTTACATACCTCTGAATTCCCTAGAAAACTTATTCAAACCTACGCTAGTACGGTATCAGAATATCTGGTGGACAACCTCAGACAATTCAACTTTCCGTATAGAGCAGAAGTTAATGATAACTTTGGTATAGATGTATACGATATGAGTGGCAGGAAATTGCCATCTGTATCTGGCGGTCAAGAGATTATGATAGGTGTGGCGCTCAGACTTGCATTACATAGCATGTTTGGTGAGGCTTTTCCTATGATGATATTTGACGAGGGATCTGTGCATCTGTCCCAAGAATCGAAGAAGAGTTATTTCGAAGTAATCAAGAACATGAAAAACTTAAGCAAGTTCAAGCAGGTAATCATTATTGACCATGATGAGGATCTTGCTGGAGTTGTAGACAACACAATTAAATTATGAACGATAACGAAAACACACTCGGTAAAAATATTGCAAAGCTGATTATTACCTCAGCTTCTGTATTTATGGGTTGGAACGATAATAGGCGTGACACTATCCTAAACGATGTTGCTAAGGATGTTTCTTCTAGGGTTCTCGGAGGAGAGTCCAAGATGAAAAACAGCAACAAGAATAGGAATCGTAATAGGAACCGTAGAAACCGTGCTAAACGATCACAACAACCCACAGTTTAATCTACCTAGAGGCTGGCGCTTTGTAATGGCTATGTTGCTATTCCTGGCGTTGGCTATGGGTATTCCTTGGACTAACTTTATAGTTGGTGGCATTGCTGGAGTACTATTGTACCCTGTGATAGAGGAATTTATACTGTCCATAATAGACGAAGAATAATGCATATAGAAATCACCAGATTCGATGGAGGCTTACGCTTAAAGCCATTCCCTCCTTACTTGGCAAAATATCTCAAGTATAGCCACAGAGAGATGAAAACAATCCAGTATAAGAGAGAATGCGTATTTGTAGAGAAACTACTCTACTCTATAGATTCTGATGGATATGCATTTACTCTTCCTGGGTTCTTTACCAAGGTAACAGGGTTAATTCATAAAAATCTTGATACCTATAGTGTAGAGGATTTAAGAACTCCGCTTCCTCCTATAGATTGGATGCGCATAAAGCAATTCAAGCTAAGGGATTATCAAATACCTCTCGTAGCCGACCTCATATTGAGGGGAGAGCAAGATAGTGGAGTAATTAACGCAGCAGGTGGAATCGGTGTTACATACTTTACAGTATAATTTATTTATGTCACAATAAAGGCATGAATAATGAAAAAATTAAGAATTACGAAAAATATAAGTCCGAGTTCCTACTCGGTACTTCACTAGAAAAACTAGGTAAAAAATACAATTTTTGCCCATATAGATTTGGTAAAGTACTTAAGTTAGACGGAGTGATCATAAATAAAAATAACCAAAAGTATAAATATAACAATGACTTTTTTGAGTATATTGATACAGAAGAAAAGGCCTATTGGTTAGGTTTTATATACGCTGATGGTTATATAGGTAAAACAGGCAGAACACTAGAAATTGGTCTTAAGGCCTCGGATAAAAAACATTTGCACAAAATTACAAAAGTTATTTGTCCCGACCTCAGTGTAACCCATAGAAAAATAAATAAACACAGTGTGTGTAGAGTAATTATGTCGTCTAAAGATTTAGTGACTAATTTAATTAAACATGGTTGTGTTAATGCTAAGTCTATGATTATTACATTCCCAAATATACCTAAAGATTTAACTCGTCATTTTTTGCGTGGTTATTTTGACGGTGATGGGTGTATATCCGGTCAGTTAATTTCTTTTCACAGCGGGAGCTTAGTTTTTTTAGAAACTATTCAAAAGCTATTAAAAGAAAACATTGAGGGATATTCAGAAGTAACTATCCATAAAGATAAAAGATCTAATTCTAGAGTTTTACAAAAGGGTACAATTAATGTATCGCTACCTATACTTAAATGGTTATATGCAGATTCTTCTGTGTATTTGGACAGAAAATACCGTAAATTCTTAAAACTGTTAAGTCGCCGCCCAACTAAGCAATTAGCTGGTGCACAACTGAGGAAAAAATCTGGAAAGCCTAAGGGCCAATCAGAGGTGAAGGGCAGCCGTAGGTTGCTCAGCCGCAACGCATAGATGGTGAAAAGATATAATCCATCCAAGAGGCCTCAGCACCCTGAAAGGGGTGAAAAGATATGCTGAACTACCCGAAAGGAGTAGAACTAGGGGATAAAAAGCCCCTAGGATAACATAATTGAAAACTCACCTGGCTGCGGTTACTTATGCTTCATGGAATAGCCTGAACACAATTCTGGCTATTCCACTGAAGGAAGTAGTGAGACAAACATACAACAAGTTCAAGACCTTCTTTCCAGAGAAGCATATTGGCCTGGTTGGTGATGGTACTCATGATATAAGTAACGACATAACGATAACCACGTTCAAAAGCCTGAAGAGCTGTGCATTAGAAAAATGCCAGCTCCTATTGGTGGATGAAATGCAGTCTGCGGGTAGTCCAACATTTCGTAGTGCTATGGAGCAACTCCGCCCTATAAGGATGTTTGGATTTAGTGCCACCACAGATGGGTTGTTTAACAATAGTGACAAGCTGCTTGTGGGTCTGTTTGGGGAGGATCTTGTATACTTTCCTTACACAGAAGCAGAAAACGTCGATGCTGTGGTTCCTGGAATTGTTTATATGATAAACATGCCTAGGGATTTTCATATGCAGCAGTATGGTTCTATAGAGAATAAATTCAAATATGGAATCAAATCGTGTGAGACTAGGCACGAACTAATAGGTGAAGTTTGCAATAACGTCCCAGAAGGATGGCAAACAATCTTATTTGTTGATCATGTAAAAGATCATCTCATACCACTCTATAAATATTTACCGCCTGGCACCAAATATTTGCACCGTGAATCAAGCAAGAAAAACGTTGGAAGCTTTGCTTTAACCAACAAGCAACAGAAAGACATTGCTTTGGAATTCGCTAACAATGAGTTCCAAACACTAATGGCTACTGATGCATTTCGAGCTGGTGTGGATATTCCTAACTGTAGAGTGGTAATACAATGCGCAGGCGGGTCTTCTAAGGTCGAAGTTCTTCAGGAGGCTCTCAGAGGTAGCAGAATACTTACTGATGAGCAACGTGAAAAATTTGGGCTCACAGAAAAAACACACTTTATCCTCGTGGATTTTATGGATAATCATGATGACATGCTTAACAGTATGGCCAGAAAGAGAATCTCATACTACGAGGAACAAGGGTGGACGGTACACATCGTTGATAAGGTCGAGGATATCGACTGGCATCAAACACACAAAAAGCAGTTATGAACGTTAAGAAATTCTTAGTTGTATACAAGAGCGTGGAAGGTTCTCCTACAAAGGTTAACATTTTCACGGGTTGGCAGATGGATAATCTTATTGATTCCAAAGTCAACCAGGAAGAGATTGCATATATCTCTCCATTAGGTGCAGAGTACACTCCAGAGCAGATGTACTATGCTCGTAAGTTGAAATAATTATTTGACAGGATTGGGTGTGATGGATTACTTTCCATCACACCCAAATCCGTAACAACACACACCATGGCAAACGCAAAAGTTCTTAAAATATTAAAAGATCGTTTTGGTAAAGCCAAGGCGGTTAGCGGAGGCAACTACAGAGTTGTTTGTCCTACATGCGAGGCAAAAGACTCTAAGAAGATGAAACGCTATATATCTCCGGCGTGGCCTATGAGTAATTGCTTTATCTGCAACGAACTCATTAAGGTAGAAGATCTTCTTAAGAATAAAAATTTCGAGTTTCAAAACTGTCCTTCTGAGAAGGACACAAATGAGGAAAGTTATCCTTATGCGAAGGACGCTCCGTTCAAGGAGATTCTGATGTTCAAGGATATGCCAGACTCACATCCTGCCATTTCTTTCCTGAAGAAAGACTATCTCACAGACTTTGATTATTATGCCGAACTCATGGTTGGGTATATACCAGCAAACGGAGGCATCAATATAACCTTTGAATCTGGATTCACAATCAATACAGGTGATAGTATTTTCTTTCCTGTGACCCACAACAAAGAGCTTGTTGGCTGGCAGCTTAGGTTTGTCCCTGGAACACCTAACGGAGATAGACTTCAGTATATGAGGTATCTTCATTTGTTCCCAAAGGGCGACTATCTGTTTAACTACACAAACGCAAAGAAATACGACAATGTAGTTGTGGTGGAGGGTGCGAAGAAAGCCCTGAAGTTGAAGAACGCTGTGGCTACCTTAGGAAAAGGTATATCCGCAACACAAAAACAGTTGATCCAGGAATGGAAGAAGATTACCTTGATCCTAGACGGTGAGGACAATACACAAGAGCAAGCCAGAGAACTAGCAGAAGAATTCAGATTCAATGGGAGAGAATGTATCAACATCGACCCTAGAGATTACGGATTTGATTCTCCGGACGAAACCACAACAGAAAAGCTAACAGAAATCATAAACACCCTATGGACGAAATAGAAGAGCTGAAGAACAGATTAATAGACCAATATACCCACTATAGATCAGTAGTTCATATAAATTATACTTACCATTCATCACCAGCTCATGAAAAAGCATTCACAAAAGCCGCGCAGTTCTGTTTAGAAAACAATATAACTCCTGAAGAATATACCATTGCGCTCTGGAGTAGCCTAGGAGACAACAAAGAAAACTTCTATCCAAACTATTTTGGATCTTCTGGGGGTAATAGAGCAGCACTAGAATATAAACAAGGAACGGTTACTTCTCCTGAGATTCAATTAGAGTATCAGAAGAAGATCTTGCACAGACACGTTATAGAGTTAGGCTACGATCCTGTAGAGGTACTTATGAACCCCAGGATTAAGTTTTATGCTTGGTTTAGGATCTTGGCAACCAAGAAACCAGAACCAGAAATCATGAGGACTTATGGAACGACTGCAAGAGCGGAGATGACTCCTGAGTTAGCTAAGTATCTTGAAAGTCAAAACTTGGAGATTAGCAGATTATAATGAGTAATTTATATAACAGTGCTGAATTTATAGAATCAGTAATCAAATACATGGTTAGGGATAATGGGGTTTTAAGACTAGCAAAAAACCTCAAGATGAAACCTGACGATGTAGGAGGTGTGGATATATACCGCACCTTTGTTAAAATCGCCATGGACATAGGTACCGCACCTATAGACAGCAAGATATTCTTGATGCATATCAAGGATGCCTTGACCACAGGTGAATTGAGCAAAGGGCAGGAAGAACAGATAACAGAGTTCTTTACATGGGTATACAACGACGAACTTGGAAACAGTGAGTATATACTAGAACACTTACCCAAGATGCTAAAGAACAGGAGATTCGGAACCTTGCTAAGGCAGGAGGACAAAGATCCTGATAAATTGGCAGCTTCGTTGAATGCTCTGGCATTTGAATTCAAAGAAGCTGCGGCAGAAGAGGAAGAATCAACAGATAGTCCTTTTGATGTTCCTGTGTTCAAGAAGAGCAGAATGTTATTTGGTACAGGCTTTCCTGCTATTGATGAATTGGTAGGTGGAATAGGTTTGCAAGAATATGGAATGATCCTGGGTTATTCTGGGTCTGGTAAGACTGCTATGGCCACACACTCTGCACTTCAGAATGTGGTTACTCTAGGAAGAAAGGTGATGTACCTATCACTAGAAGAACCCAGAGAAGATGTTATCAATCGTTTCTACGCAAACTATTTCTCTGTCAACTATACCAATCTACATAGAGGACTGCCTGTTGCACAAGCAGAGCTAAAAAGCTTGGTTGATAGTATGACTCCTGAAGATAAGAAGGTATTAGGCAACTTACGTGTGCAGAGTCTTGTTAATTTAAGAACTGCTGACGGAGGAGTCACTGTACCGGTATTAAAACAATATATAGAGGATTTCGCAGAGAAGAAAAACTTTATCCCAGAACTCATATACATCGACCAGTTAGACTATATGAGAACAGAGGAAGAAGTAGACTCTGCCTGGGAGAACTATTCTAAGAGATCTTTCGAGATTGATGAGTTTAGTTCTTACGAGATCCAAGGAAAGCATAAATTCTCTGTTTGGTTATTGCACCAGGCCACAGGCAAAATGAAAAGAAACTTTACAAACGCAGATGTATCTGGGTTCAAGGGAGTTATCAAGCCATGTGACTTGGTTATAGGTATAGGTAAGGATAAACCAGACGACACAGAAGTAGCGATATTCTCCTTGAAGTCTAGACATACCAAAAACTTCTCTGTGGATCACAAGGCAGACTTAGAGTTTATGCGTTTTGATACATTGGATAAGGGAGGTATTGCTAGGATAGAGGCAGAGAAAGCGGTTATCGGAGAGTCTAACAAGAAAAAGAAATCAGGATTTAAAAACCTGCCCGAGCAGCCTGATCTATTGCCCTCTGCAGGAGGTAAATTTAAATAAACACAAAGCATGACTACAAAAAAAGAAAATATATTCGCAGTTAATATTCCTGAATACCATCATGACCCTGTGGTTGTAAGATATGAGGTAGGAGGAGAAGCTACCCTGGATAGTATGATAGAGGCTTTTGCTTCTTTCTTGCAAAGCCTTGGTTATGTTTTTCCTGAGGGTATGCATTTGGGGTATGAACTTGATGAGGATCATAATCCGGATAATGAAGACACATTGCCAATACCTTGGGATAACCTAGACACAAACAACGGTTATCCTAAAGAAACCGCAGAGCCTGTTGATGACGACGACATTATAAAGGATAAGAAAGATAAAAATAACCTTATCTAACATGGAAGAAGAACCTAAAGCTAAAGTAGAAGTTCTTCCTAGAGGCAACCTTGGTGCGAAGTATATGATTATATTTTCGCACCCAGGCAAGGATGACCTGCAGGTGGCTAAGTTTGGAAGATCTGGTAGCTCTGCGCAAGAGGTACATGATGCTCTTCACTACGCCGGAATAGATGAGGAAGAATGCTTCTTCACAGGTATGGTGAGAAATGGTATAGGCACAAAGCCAAAACCTTCTGCTCAAGACATAGAACGCTGGGCATCTAAGCTAGACGAGGAGATTGAGCTTATAAAGCCTCAGATCATAATCAGCCTAGGCTCAGAGGTATTCAAGAGAGTTATGAAAACTAACATGAAGGTAGGAGACTACCTTGGTGAGATCATAGACTCTCCTTATGGTAAACTTCTGGCAAACTATTCTGCCGGCATGATTACTGTACAGGATCCTACAAAACGTCCAGAGTTTCAGGATATCTTTCTATTGGCTAAAAGAGCTGTGGATAATAACCTGAGCTATGATAATTATATCTACAGAGTAGTAGATGACCCTGAGGAGAACATAGCGATTCTTAATAAATATATCGAGAAAGGTATGTTTTCTATTGGGTATGACGCTGAGTGGTTCGGAAGTAAGTTTACTGATGATGAAGTTATGTACGATTTTCAGTATAGTTGTGAGAAAGATATAGCCATAATACTGAACATCTCTAGGGACGGAATCACAGAGAACAGAGAGCTTCTGGATACCATGAAGATAATGCTAGAGCATCCTAAAGTAGATCGTTTGGGATGGAACATACGTGCTGACGATATTCGTTTAACGCACAGAGGTTTCAAACTAGATGACTCTACACTAGGATTCGATGGCATGAAGGCTGTGGCATTCTATGATTCTAGGCTGAGTAAAGGGCTGGACACAGGTATCAAACGCTTTACTAAGTACGAACCATACTATGTTCCTTTCTATCGTAAGATGAAAGAGCATAAGCTGGCAAAGAACGAACTAGCGAAGATGAAGTTCTTAGAGCCTGAGGTATATTACAGCTATTGTGCTGGTGACGCTGTTTCTCATCGTGAGGCCTGTCTCAATATGAGAAATCATTTCCCAGCAGAAACAAAGAGTTATTATACTAATGTGTATCTACCGCTTACCAACTACTTCCTGGATATGGAGATCACAGGTATACCCATTGATATGGATGTACTGAACGAGATTACAGAGAAATATGTAGGAGAGTACAACAGGCTTCGTGATGAGATGAACATATTCATGAAGGAAAAGTTTGGTATAGAGGAGTTTAATCCTAATTCTCCACTACAGAAGAAGGAATTTCTTTTCGATATCATGAAACTTCCTCCTGCATACTATACAAAGGCAGGTAAATCACCAAAGCCCAGAGTATGGTATGAGAAGCAAAGTCCTCAAACAAAGCGACTGTTCTCACCATCCACCAACGGCAAGAGCTTATCCACAATGAAGTTCGAGCTAGAGGAGGACATGGAAACAGACGACTCTGAAGAACTAAAGGTAAAGCACAAGGCTGTAGAACTGCTGCTAAGCATTTCTAGGGTAGGTGTGTTTGCCACAAAGTTCCTTTCCAAGAAGGGCGTGTTAACCGAAGGTGAGGAAGTAGAAGAAGGAGATGAAGAAGAACCATTAAAACAAAGCTATTGGGCAGCCATAGCTAAGGATGGAAGAATTCATGCAAGCTTCTTTGAGCTATTAAAGAACTTCAGATCTTCTAGTTCTCCTAACGTACAGAATCCTGCTTCAAAGGTGTTGGCGCACATTCCCAATATCTTTGTTCCTGGGTATTCATTGATGCCTAAAGAAGAGCAAGCCAAACATAACCATAAGCTACCGGCTAATATCAGAAACATATTCTATTCTGGTGATCCAGACTATCACTGGGTAGAGTTGGATATTGCGGGTGCTGACTTGGCTATTATGGCTTTCTTGAGCGGGGATCCTGCATTCATAGCTGACATCAGGGCAGGTAACTTCCACCAGACTAAGATGCGTGAGTATTTCCAAGACCCCGGATTATCCAAAAAAGATGTATCCAAGTATGTTATCTCTAAGAGTATTACTTTCAGAGTATCATATACTGCAGGTCTTGATTATGCGGCTATTCCTATTCAGGCGGAAATCTATGCTGAGAATGGTTTGAGAGTTCCTCTAGAGCTGATCCAGTATGCATTGCAAACCTGGAAGAGATACGAGACATATATGAACTACAGAGACTTATGCAACGATGAAGTCAACACTAGTGAGTGTATATCTTGTGCCAGAGGAATGCAGCTTACATATGAGAAAACAGATAACTTCGGAGTAAAAGCAGGCTGGTTGAATGAGAGTTTGGCTTTTCCTGTTGCTTCTGAGTTGGCTTGCATGATGTGGGAGGCTTCAGTGAACGTAAGAAAAGTACTCAAAGATGAGGGATTATGGATGAAATACATCTATCCTGTTAATGTGGTGCATGATGCTAATTACTGGGTAGCCCATAAGGATCTCATGAAAGATAATTACTTACCGGAATTGCTTCGCTATATCTTCTGTAAAAAAACAACAATAGCTACAGGTGATAACTTGGGTTGCGAATTAGTGGTAAGTGACAGGTGGAAAGGAAAAGAAAAGTATTTTGAAAAAGAAACTGTTTGGGATAAAGAAAAACAAGAATGGATATGGAGTCATTAAAACCTATAACCAAAAGCACAACATACGGTAGTTCAGGTGATAAGTGCCCATGCTGTGGAAGTAGAAATATTTTCATGTGGGTAGCTGAGAATCAAAATAAAAAGAAAATCCAGATGGTCACATGCGATAGCTGTAAGTTTGAATGCACTTCAGGTTATAACTATAGTAGAAGTGATACTGAACATTACACATACTTCTAATGCTAAGAACACTAACTAGTTTAAAATTATCAGATAACAGAAAAACAAGATTCCATAAAGAGCACAAGAATACCTTCGGCTTGAAGACAGGGAAACCCTCAGAGGGCGGTACCTGTCCAGGAGCCACAGAAGGTAAAGCCGGATGCTTAGACTGCTGCTATGCAGAGACTACCAGCAGGATATATAAGAACTACAAAAAGGTAGAGGATCATAACACAAACGTTCTTATGAACGCTGACTATGATCTAAAGGTAGAGGTATTGAGAAACACTGTGATGAAGTTCCTTCTAAATGGAGGAAACAAAAAGCAGTACTTCAGACTTCATATGGGAGGAGACTTCTATGATGAGGAATATACCAGAGCATGGGCCTATGTGATGAAAGAGTGGCCTAGCGTAAGGTTCTGGGGATATACCAGATCGTTATTCGCTCTACCTATCCTGGCAGAAGTAAAGAACATGAGCATCTATCTGAGCTGTGATCCTGTTAACAAGGAAGAGGTATTAAAAGCCTACGAGCCATATAGGGATTATCCTAATGTTGGCATCGCATGGATGGGTAATACTTTCCCAGAAGAACTAATTAATGACAGAGATTATCTGGCGTGTCCTGCAGTAAAAAAACAACTAAAGAGCACAAAAGATTATGGAGCCTGCAGCAGATGCAGGGCGTGTATTGACAGACCATTGAAGAATGGTATGTTGAGGCACATACAATTTCCTATCCACCGATAGGAGAACAGAAAGAAAACAATCCCCACCCATTGTGGCCGGGAACAACAACACAACAACACATGAAGGTACTAATAGACACAACAAAAACACGCAGCACAGTCATCAATGGAGAAGTAGCATATTTCATTGATAACCCTGTGGAGTTTACGGGAGAAACCAATGAAAATCCCGGTAACAATAAGGAATATTATAATCAGCATAGAGAACGCTATCTCCAAAAGTATAAAGCTGACTATAGGCATAACGAAAAAAAACTAGCACAGGCTAAAAAGTACCGCGAGGAGTGTATAGCTAGAAACGGAGGTGTTTTTGCTAAACCCGTATTCACTGCAACTGGAGTTAAAGAGAAGTTAGGTTCTCCGGAACAGGTTATGCAGCGAGCATTACGTGGTCAGATTAAGGGAATCATAGAACGATATGCTCGAGCAGAAATCGAGCGTAAAGGTCTTACTCCTGAAGAAGTAGAGGCTTCTGGTCGATTAGAACATAGAAATGCTTATAAAGCACTCTATAGTGAGTTCGATCGTCAGATGAGAATTGAGTTAGGTATACAAGGACTTACCCTAGAAGACCTTGGCCTTGGTGTATCTAAAAACACCACAGGTAAGCCTTATCTCGATAGAATCGCCACAGCAGGTTATTTAGAAAATCTACAGCTTGTAGCTCGTGAGCTTTTTGGAGAGAAATAATAGTCGGTATAACAACACAACAACAAAACAACACACGTAATATTATGAAGAAATTCATCATCAAAATCAGCGACAACACCGGCCACACTGAACTTATGGATCAGGAGGTCAGCCAGGCAGTAACAGCAATCACCGACAAGGTGGCCCAACACGCACATTGGGTTTGGATCGACGGTCAGCTCTTTGAGTTTGACGGTGGTGATGTTAAGTCTGAGGCTAACCAGCAGAAGCTGGCTGCCCGCCTTAATACTGCAGAGGACGCTAATATCGTTCTCTCTGGCACCCTTGTGGGTGGTGCTAAGTAATCAGACCTAGCAAGGTCTCTACAGTGGGAAGAGGGTCCTATCCCCTCTTCCCATTTTTTATATACTCAACCATATACTAACATGGAACTATCTATTAAAAAATTTAAATCATTTGTTAACAAATTTAATAAAATAAAGAAATACGTCAAAGAGGGTACTGTTGATTTTGACACAGACTATTCTAAGGTACAGCATGGCAAGCCGTTCCCTTATGACAATGCATATACCTTGAAGCTTAAGAACCTCCACTTCAAGAATGTGGGAGGAGCCTATCTAATGGCTAAAGAGCAGAAGATATCAACTAGTGGTCTTAAGATTGATACCTTGTATGGTAGTCGAAATATTGCAGGTTCTTCTGGTAAGGCTTTTCATGAGGTTATTGATTGGCAGCATGCAGTTAAGCGAGGCATAGCTAGGCCTATCAATTCTGAGTCGGCAGATCTAGCGAAGGTACATAAGTCTATGCGTTTTATACCCAAGACTATTCCTAAAGACGTTAGAATGCCGTACATACTTCAGCATAGTCCTATAGAAGTTCTAGAGGGCAATCATACCTACAGAATAATCACTTCTGCAGTTAGTGCGACTGCTATTATAACCATAGGAAGAGACGATAGTCCTGGCTATGATTATATGGATAAGGGTTTCTTCCTTATGGCTGTGAATGAGGTTTCACCCACAGGCAAGTCTACGAGACATCTTGTGCTAACCAATGAGCTGGATATTCATACCATGCATATCTATGTATTAGCACAATTGCAGCCCAGCCTGTGTAAGCAACTCAAGAATGGTTGCTTTGTGCATAGTGCTGATGCTCAGATGACTCGCCTTAAGATGGAGAAGAAGCTCCAGCTAAAGAACAAGAAGCGCTATGACGAGATTCGTGCGTTTGTTGAAACAGACTATCAGAGCAATACATCTCTCCTAGTGATTAATAAAATCAAAAATGGTGAGATTGAAAAGGCTAGTATCAATGAGATTAGTATATCTAAGAAGGCTGCTAAATATGAAAACATTAGCATAGAAGCAGATGACTTATTAGATGTATTATATGATAAGTTGAACTTTGGTGGTGAGTTTGATATCTACAGTATTATCGAAACATACACAGAGGCTTTCCAGGCTAAGGTGGATGAGCGTAAGAATGCTGCTGAGGATTTCCCAACCATCAAGATCAATGGCTTTGATATTAATGCAAGCATATCCTCTTCTGGTGTGCGTAGGGTTAATGGTAAGCGGATCAACAAGAATGAGTTAAAGCAGGTTATCTACCGCGCTAGTTGCCATCATAACCTGGATGAGTATAACTTGTTTGTGGCTCGTATCTCTAAGATGAGCATACGTTGGCATGACGCTATCTCTAACGGTATACCTGTTAAGATACATAGCGGTATGAATCATGAGGAGATGAACAACCCAACTCCTAGCTCTGACGCGCCTTCTGTTAAGTTCTGGATTGATCCTGAAGCTAAATGCATCAAGATTCGTACAGAGGCTAAAGATGGAGGAAAGGTTCGCATTGGCAAACTTATCGACAAGATTGACCTTATCAACCGTAAATCTAATGGTCGTTGGAGTAGTGCTGCACAGACTAGTCGTGATTGGCGTTGGGCTCGTAAAGAGCTTGCTCACGCGATTAGAGACTGTTGCACATTCACAAAAATAACCAAGAAAGAGGATGGTACAGAGGAGACATCCACCTGGACCACAGTTACCAAGGATGATATTGCCAAGATTATCGAGGTTGCTGATGAGATGAAGAAGAAAGCCGTTATCCGCAGCAAAGAGTTCTTAGAGAGTGCAGTAAAAACCACAGGTGCAGAACTCATAGAGTTCCTAGGCAAGAAAGCATACAAGGTGAAGGGAGCCATTCGTGAGTATGCTATCGTTGTAGAGAATGCGAAGGTGTATGACTATAACACCAAGCAATATCGTTGTATCGTTAATGCAAACCATTTCCGTGGTGCTGGATATGATGATATCGCTGCTCGTCTCTATGTGCTTAAGAATGATTCTGTTATGCAGGATAAGATTGGTACACTTGCTGGTGAGGCTCAACCTCAGTACGAGAATGCCCACAACGACTACCAGCCTGAGCGTGATGTATCTGCTGATATTATTGATCAGCTAGATCTCAACTAGTTAAAGGTAGGGATATAGAGAATAAAACTCTATATCCCTGCTTAACCACCACTAAAGCTAAGAAATAAAATCGAAATGCAAAATAAAAAATCAAAATTCGGATTTAACATTTCTAAGTTCAAGTCTAGTGAGCGCAGAATCAGTGATGAGAGAGTAGACATGAGCGTAGAGCTTATAAAAAAGCTCATGCGTCATAACCCATTTATAATAATGGATAGGAATGATGCAGAGAGAAAAACAACAAACTTCGCCGATAGTAACTACTACGGCGGTTACCACGAATAACATGAGCACATATATTATAGACATAGAAACCAAACCATTAGATATAAACGAACTCAAGAAGCTTGCTCCTGACTTCAAAGCAGATAGCAGGCTGAAAGATCCTGTTAAGATTGCAGAGGATCTGAAGGCAAAAGAAGCATCATTCTTTGATAAGGCTGCACTATCTGCACTAACATCCAGCGTATTTGCCCTGGGTGTTTGGGAAGCAGGTAAAGACAAACCCGCTATCCATTGTGATAACGATGAGAAGAAAATCATAGGAGAGTTCCACAAGCTCTTAGGTAAAGACACCAAGATTATCACCTTTAATGGTAATGGTTTTGATATTCCTTTTCTATGTCGCCGTGCATTGAAGCATGGACTAAACCTGTTCGGTAACTTCTACAAGCCTGATGGTGGTATGAACTATGACAATAAGTCTATAGACATTGCCGCTATGTGGGATTGCCGTGCAAAAACATATCCTAGCTTGAACGAAATAGCTACTTTCTTTGGGGTAGGCAGCAAGCCGAAGTCTGAAGAACTGTTCTATCAGGTCTGGGAGAAGGATAAAGAAGCAGCTACTAAGTATCTCTATAACGACCTAGATCTCACAAAGAAGATCGCAGAGATGTGGGGATTGATTTAATATGAGCCTTATATCTAAATTCAATACCCGGTTAGGTAGAGTTTTATTAACTGCAGGGATGGAGTGCAGAAAAGACTATGAGGAAGAAGGTGGTATCATATTAACCAAGCAGAGTAAGGATTTTATCTTCGTGAAGGTTCGTAATCTTCATGAGGGTGAGCCTACCGCATATGGTTTGTATGTTGCAGATCCTCATGAGTTTGGGAGTAAAGTTATACCTATGCTAGGTAAGGGCTGGACTATGTATGCTAGTTTTCATACTCATCCACAGTTCTCTCCCCTACCTAGCCAGCTGGACTACGACAAGTTATTCCAGGGATTCAAGTATAACTATATCTATAGCCACAGAGACAGAGAGTTCTCTTGTTCAGATTGGTCCTATAGTAAGGATCTACACACATTCACAATGAAACTAGAAACATTAAGCTACTATATTGTATGACAAAACTAAAAAAGATCGGTATTGCTGGTGCAGGTGGTATCGGGAGCAATCTCCTGGCTATCCTGTTTGACTATGGGTTTAATCGTAAGCAATTCGATTATTCCAGCGTAGAGGTGGATATCTATGACGATGACGTTATTGATACCTCTAATCTGCTTCATCAAAACTACAAGCTTGATGATGTGGGTAAGCCAAAGGTAAAAGTGCTTGAGGACCGCTATGTTGTGAACGGTATTACTAAGTTCATGACTGACAAAGAATTCAAGAAATATGATGTTATCTTCAGCTGTGTAGACAGCATGGAGTTTCGTCGTTCCTTGTATAACTGGGGGTTTGAGAATCCTAACAAAGCCTTCTGGGTTGATGGTCGTTGCACCAGCCGCCAGGGAGCATTGTTTAATTCTCAGCTTCCAGAAGCAGAGCTTAAGAAGTATATCACCAACGACGACATTCGAGGTGGTTGCTTACTGAAGCATGAGAAAGAAGCCAACATCAGCCATACTCTTCCTACTGTTGTAGCAGGTATGATGGTGCAGGTATTCTTAAACTTCCTGCGTGGTGAGCGCACGGATAAAAAACTATTCATGATCTGATTATGGGATACACAATTTATTGGAGCCACAAGAGAGATTTCACTGACACTGAGTGGGATCAGCTCTGCAAAGAAACCAGTAGGATTATTAATCTTGCTGGAAATTTTGGTATAGACATCGCAGGAGGACTAGGAGATGAGTATCCTGAAATCACAGAACATAAGATCTGGTTTAACGGCAGAGATCCTCAGAGCTGTGAAACATTAGCAATCTCTAAGAAAGTAAGAGAATCTGCTGATTGGGAAACTCCTAGGGAGGAAGGTAAGTTTGAGTTCTGCAAAACAAGAAGATTGCCTTACGACAAAGTAGTGGTATCTGTATTGCATGCAGCCAGAACTATTGCACCCGAGGCAATCACATCAGTAAGTAGTGATGGTGGAGATGAAGCCATAGGGCCTGTGATAGATAGTATGACTGAAGCTAATGGATTACCATCAGAACAATCATCAGATAGTTGAAAAGAAATTACTGGGGTGCCTTGACAAGATATGCAGGGCACTCCATATTCAAATGAATGAATGGGATGTCGATCACAAAATGGTTTGTATGATTTCAGCTGAGGTTCTTGCTGCCAAACAAGAATCTTCGGAGAAGTTGGCAAAACTATTTGACGAATACGACAGACTGTTCGATATTGGAAAAGCATTAAATCTAGAAAACGAACTCAGAAATTATTCTTTGTTCACCAACCTAAACGAAATAAACAACACATATGGCAATTATTAAACCCAGTCTTAAGTTTGAAGGTGCAGAAACAGGACAAATCCAGAACACAACACCGTATATTAAAGAACACGTAAAGAAAGTAGTCTTTAACAAGAACACCAATCAGCAGGGGACTTATCTATATTTCCTGCCAGCATATAGGCCTGATAGCCGTGGCGAAGGTGTTTGGTACAAGGCTTTCGAGCTTCGTGACAACTTCGGTGACAAGTATAAAGAAAAGTATTATGTGCCTAACCGTCAAGATGACCCAGCAGATTATTTTGCCAATCATTATGCACGTATCTATGGTAAAGAAGAAACAACCACCGTTAATGTTAATGGCAAGCAGTTCAAGAAGTATCCTAACTATGGTCGTATAACCAAGCGTCAGATCTTCAATGTGGCTTATGCCAATAACCTAGAGGCAGGAGTTCATGTACTTGATCTTCCTAGCTTTAATGGTGCTAGCCAGCTTCATGATTGGCTTTCCAAGACTGATATTTCAGGTAATCCTCGCCATCCGATCAATGATCCTGAGCGAGCAGTTCCTGTATTTGTTCAGTTGAAGGACAATAGTGCTAATCCTTGGTATTTGAACGTTGAGGCCAATCAGCCAGTGATTCTTCCTGACGCTTTGGCAGATTCAGACAATCTCTATAACCTTGATGAGATTCTTGTTCCTAAGTCAAAGGACGAGATCATCAGCAAGCTTCGTGAGATGTATTCTGCGGAGGTATTTGAAGATTGCATGGATGGATATCCTGGTCTTGTTAATCGTTCGCGTGTGCCTGGTATCGAGCGTATCTCTGGGGGAGTAATTCCAGCGGCTGCGCCGGTAGCAGTATCAGCACCCGCACCAGTTGCAGTAAAGGCAGCACCAGCAATTCAACCACTGCCAGCAGCAGTGCCTATTAATACTACCTTACCAAAGGCAGTACCTGTGGAAGAAGCCTCCTCTATTGATCTCTCCTCTCTCCCGCCAAATCCTATGGCGAAGATGACAGGAAGCATCTCTAAAGAGCAGGCAATGAGCTTCCTCGCAAAGTAAACAAAAAACATAAATGGATATAGAAAAATTCCTGACAGGTATTAAGAAAGACTTTAAAAAGTCATTCAAAGAAGAAGCTGAAAATCTAGAGCTAAACACTGTAGACAAAGAGCTTCCACCCACAGGAATTGTTCTGGATAATCCGTTGATGGAATATATCTTCGACCGTAGGTTTGTAGCCTACGGTCGATGCTATCTCATCTATGGAAAGAAAGGTTGTTCAAAGACCTCTTTCCTGTTTGAGCTGGCAAAAGTATTCCAGAGAGCGGGTGGGCAATTCATCTGGGTAGAAACAGAAAATGCTCCTGACTTCGACTATATGAAGAAGCAGGGCGTGGATGAGAAGAAAACCATCTACCACAATCCTAAGTCACTAGAGGAAGCATTAACTCTGATCAAAGTAATCATAGAGAATATTCCTAAGGCAGATCCTGAGGGTAAAACTCCTATCATGATTGCTCTGGATTCTATTGCAGGAGCTGCTACTGATTATGAGCGTGAACAAGATACCATTGGTGATACAAAGGTAGGCGAACACGCTAAACTCATGAGTGGTTTCTACCGTCATATTGTACCCTACCTCGAGAGTGAGAAGGCCATCCTTGTGGTGACTAATCAGTTAAAAGAGCAGATCGGTGGTATGACGGGCTTTGGTCAAGAGAAGCCAGAGGCACTTATTGGTGGAGAAGCCCAGCGTTTCAACTCAACATATCAATTCAAGGTAGCCCGTACAAAGGACTTACTGAGCGAGGACCATATGGGAGTAAAGCGCAAGGCAGGTTCTACCCATGCACTCACAGTTAAGCGTAATAAACTTGGTCGTGAGGGTAATAGTCAAAAGGTGGAGTTTGATCTATATATCAATGGAGGTATAGATTGGTATACACCACTAGTACATAAACTAGGAGAAGAATACTCTTCGCTTGTTAGCAAAACAGGCGGATGGTATACCTGGAAAACTCCTGGAGTTAAGTCTGCAATTATTGTGGATGGTGAAGTTCAAGAGATTGAAATCGATACAACTAAAAAGTTTCGTGATCAGGATCTTGGAGCATTAATCTACAATAGCGCACAGGCAAAAGAGCTGATTAGAGAAGCCTTTGGCATTCAGCCTATGCCTGACCAAGAAACCACAGAAGCCATCGAAGCTAAGAATAAAACCCGTAGAAAGCGTAAATCCGCTCTCGAAGAGGATATGGATAGCTAATATGACAGAGTACTTGGATAAACTGAGTAAGGTAGCAGAACTCATTAAAAAGATGAACTTGCCTGACTACCGTAAATCAGTTAAACATAATGACGACCTTCGCTGGTTAAAAAATAATCTCAACGTAAAGAATGCTAATCACAAGAATTACGAAGAAGTTATGGAGATAATTAACGAAACAGTCTGATTACTAAAATGATATACATAGGAATCGACAATGGAACTTCCTCGAACGGAATAGGTGTGGTAAGCAATTCTGGCGATAGCTGGTTGTATAAAACACCTATTAAGAAAGAGCCTAGCTACACAAAGGTAGCAAAGAACATATCCAGAATAGACTATCCTAAGCTCTTGGAAATCTTCACTGAGATCAAACTCAATGCAGACAATAAAGGTGTGGGTATGCTAGCTGGCATGGAAAGACCTATGGTTAATCCTGGAAGGTTCTTTGCTTCTATGAGTGCTATGAGAGCTGTAGAGGCAACTCTGATAGCTCTAGAAGCCCTAGAGATACCCTATGTATATCTAGATAGTAAAGAATGGCAGCATGTCCTACTGCCAAAAGGTACAGAAAAGGACGACCTAAAAAAAGCTAGCCTTGCAATAGGCAAGCGATTATTTCCTAAGCTACCTATAAAAGTAGATGCTGACGGTTTATTGATCGCTGAATACTTGCGCATTAAAAACACACGAGAACTATGAAAAACAATAAAGACACATATACACAAGAAGAATTCATTAATGAACTTAATTACTTGGTAGCAGAAGGATTCGTCGAAGAGTTTAAGCCTGGTCACTACAGACTGACCAAAGAGGCTATCGACATGGGTGTGGCTGGTTAGCCCTCCCTAAAGGTATTTTGTAA